GAATTAAATACTTTATTTTCATCAGATATAAACTCTCCGCAAATAATATCCATCTGATAATTTCTCATTTTAACATATCTTGGAGCCATAACATATGTTTCAAAAGGATTTCGTAAAAACCCAGTTGTACCATTCACTAATACCGCGTCTCCATCCTCTGAAAAATCCTCCCAATAGTTTCTTAAACAGATCATTTTTTCGCCGTCTTGCGGAAGTCCGCTATAACCAAGCAGATCTCTCATTTGTTTATTTAAAGATAATCTTGTTGCGTTTGTGGCACAAATAATTTGATCTGCCCAAAGCATATGACCAGTAACTAAATCTTTTTTAGGAATAACCATTGCCTCATGTCCAGATGAATATTTAAGTTCTTCTCTATTACGAATTTTCATAGTTAATTGAATAATCTCTGATTCTGTTGCTTGACGCATTACAGTTGATAAAAATACGTGAGGACGTTCTAAAAAATCATGAGATTCATTTTTATCAATTTGAGGTAACTGAAAATTATCTCCAATAAAAATACAAAAAACATTGTGTTTTAGTAACATTTCTAACATAGATTTTGGAGCTAAAGAGATCTCATCAACAACTACAATATTATATTCTAAATAAGTTTTAGGCTTACGATAAAAGCCTCCGCCTGGACGTGGAAAACTATCATAAAGTAATTTATGCAAAGTCATTGCATTTTTATTTCCTTTTTTTCTTAATACTTCAGCAGCTTTTCCAGTGTAACTGCAATAAACAACTTTATTTTCATCTATATCTAATGCTTCTATTGCAAATCTTACAAGCGTTGATTTACCAACACCAGCATACCCACATATTGTAACATATTTTTCATTGTTCTTATAACGTTGAAGTATAACCTTCAATGCTTGCTCTTGATCATTTGTTAACTTCATTATATTTAGGCTCCCATTCCCTTTAATAATTTTAATATTTCATCATTTTGCTTGATAATATATTCATTCTGTGCAATTATATCATCATTTTCTTTATGCAATTTAGCAATTTCATTTGCAATAGCTTCAATAATAATTTTTATATATTTAGTTTGTTTTTCATCATCAGCCATATTGGTTAGCTGTGCTATAAAACCAATAATGGTTATAACATCAAGAAAACCAAGCTGTTCTTCTTCATTTGTATTATTATTATTTATATTAAAAGCCATTTTATCACTTCCTTTTATTATATTATATCATATTTTTAATAAAAAATCAAGGTTTGGAAGATTCCAATTAAAAAATCTCCAAACCTCTTTTTAAATTTTAATCTCGACCAAAAACAACACAATCAACTAAAAGAAATATTTATTTGAATCTACTATTTCATATTCATCAATAAAAATTTGTGGAGTTACGTTTCCCATCCATTCATTTCGATGTGCTGTGCCTACACAGTCTATCTTAATAAATCCTGTATTATTAGTTTGTAATTTATCACAATCTTCTTCTGTCGCATTAAATAACATTAAACTTACTTTATTTGGTAATGTTATTTTAATAGTATTGCTAGATTTTCTATATATAGTTACCATATCAGGCGTAACTGTTAAATTTTCAATAGCAACTAAGGCAGTCTCGATGTCTTTCCCCCAGAACCCGTCCATTTCCGCAATATCAAGGATGTTTTGTGGATTCACATTATTTCCATCATAAATATAATCAACATAATATAGTGATTCTGATGGCATATCTTTTAATGTCTCATCAGTTGCGGAAATAAAACTATCTACATTTTCCGCGGAAATACCTAAACCAAAGGCGCCTTGATGTCCCGCTGTAAAAAGCGTTAAACCTGTATTCGCGCAAATATCTTTAAATTCAGTTACTCCAACCATATCACATCCTCGCGCAGAACCTTGATATGAAGTTTTAATATAAGGTTTAGGAGGATAAGAAGTTAATACAATAGTTGGATCAATCTCTTCTACTTTTGTAAGAACACAACAAGGTCGCTGATATTTCGCCATTATTTTATTCGCTACTAAACCTGCAATATTCTTGTCTATTTGTCCAGGCTCAACAAGAAATAAAAGAACTTGATGGTCTAACATATTGTTTTCTTTAATTTTATTTTCAAGAAATTCCATTCCCGCATCTTGCGCTCTAGTTTGACGATTTTTTACATTAGTACAAATTCTCATAGCTTGTTCTACTATTGTTTCTTCTTCACCAAGTTGACGTCCTCTTTTAGTTGAAGGAACTTTATCAAAAGCATGAAATGAAAGCATTGATTTAAATACAATTTCTTTTTCCTCTTGAGTTCCGCTTCTAACAATAGCATTAACAAAAGGTGCAATATAAAATGCGGCTCCCCATGAAGTAATATGATCCCCTAACTTAAATTGATTTTTTTGCCATATTGAATAAATAAAAGGATTGTGAATATTATCTGGTTCAAAACCTTTATTTATTAAATGTTTTGTTTCTATTGATAAAAGACTCATCATATCTGCGGTATTACCAAGAGCAACTAAATCTATATATTGATCTGCTTTATTAATTTTTAATAAACTATCTAAAAATCTACAAAATTGCCAAGAAATTCCAACGCCAGATAATTGCTTATTTGGATAATCGCTTAATTGATTATTAATAATAATTGCATCTTTAGCTTCATAATCTGCTTCGTGATGATCTAGTACTACAACTGGAATGTGAGCATTTTTTAATTTTTTATGATATTCATAATCATTAGATCCAGCATCTGGAATAATAGCTAATGAATATCCTTTTTTTATAATCATATCACAACAATCGCTTAATCCATGCTGTTTGCCTTCATGAATTATCCAAGTTAAATGCTCATTAACCCAAGTCGGAAATAAATCATATAAATAATTAATTAAAAGTGCGGAGGATGTAAAACCATCACAATCTGAATCTACCACCACTATTGCATTTTCATTATGTCCTATAACATTCATAAAGGCAATTGCCGCCTCTTGCAATTTTCCTTCACCCAATTTCAATGGTGAATTAATATCATCATCTGTTGTATTTATATAATGTTTTATATCTTTGTAATCAATCCCTCTATTAGTAAGCACTTGTTCAAGCGCGGAATACTTTTTATTAATTGGCTTTATTAATTTATATTTCAATTATTTTGTTGCCTCCAATATTATTTTATTTTGACATTGAGGACAAACTATATATTTTCTTGTATTAAATACAAGCTGATTAAAATAGACTTCTTCATCTTTTATATCATCTTTTTGATAACTTAATAAAGCTCCACAATATTTGCATTCAATTCTATTTTTAGTTCCTGGTTTAATAATTTCAACCATATTTATTCTATCCTTTCTTTTATATAACATCTATCTCGCCATATTCAAGTGCATTACAGATTGCTATTGGAATATTACGATAAAAATGAATTCCACAGATTGAATGAGATAAAAAAATAATAAAATCACTAAATGTTTCTTCGTGCATAATTAAATATTTAGGATCATTTATATCACAGGTATCTAATTCATAATCTAATATTTTTTTATCTAATTTTTTAGAAATATCTATTTTCATAAGAATATCCTTTCTTTAAATAATTGTAAAAATATATCTGGACTAGTATCAATCGGACTCATTTTATATTCTAATAAATTATTTTTATCAAATATAAAAGAGATTTGAACATATACTCCATACTTTTTATGAATGTCTTTTAATTTTTTTGTCCAATGCTCCCATTCTTTATCACCGATCTCCTTAAACTGTTTATCATATGCAATAGCAATTTCTTTAACACCAAGAGATAAAAGTAATTTAACCTGATAGCTGATTAATGAACTTCCGCAACAAGCTACAGAAATATCATTTTCTTTACCAAAATAGCTTCGATAAAGTAATGGAGACTTTTCTCCTTCAAATACAACAGCTTTTTTCATTAATTTAATATTTTCTTTACTATTATTCAGATTATAAAGATTAAATGAAAGTGGATGTCGATATAAAATTCCATTAAGCTTTGCAGGCATATATTTACCATATTTCTCATTCTCTTCAATTAAAGTTCGCTCTCTAATTCCAATTAAATTATTATTTATATCATAATGCGGGATTATAATTCCTTCATTAATTGGATCATATGCGATCCCGCAATCTTCAATAACTTCTTTTTTTATGCCTTCTTGCTCCCAAGGAATAATACGCGGATGCGGAAGATTTTTTAATATATTATCATCATAAGTTTTTAATTCAACTATCTGACTTCTTTTTTCAAAATTATTAACTTTATTATAATTATTTAAAATTTCCCAATCTTTTAATTGTTCTTGAGAATCATCAAAATTATTTTCATTTGCAATAATACCAAAATATTGAGCTACATAAGAGATTGCCTTAGGAAGAGACCACTGAGTTTCTGTTTCTCTTGATTTAACTTTTTGAGTCAGTTGATAAATATCAAACCCGCTAGTCTCTTCACATTGAGTATAACACTTATATAAGTGAGTATTATCATAATAATAGAGTTTATGAGAATCTCCCCCATGACAAATAGTTTTAAATGTTAAAATATTATCATTAACCTGAATACCCTCTCCACCCAACTCATTTGTATAATCTAATATCTGATCTATTGTTAAACTAAATTTTAGTTCATCTTTATCAAATTTAAACATATATTGCCTCAAAAAGCACTTGCTTGTATTTTACTTGTTATTTTAATTTTAGTATCTTCCATTTCAATAAATTCATAATTATAATCAGTAGCAAACATAGGAATTATTTTACAAGTACCTTTGTTACTTTTGCACCATAAAAATAAATTATTATATTTACCTCGTCTATTTTTATAAATAGAAATTTTTGTATCAGGAGATTCAAATGTATTTTTACTCAATATAGGCTGTAAAAATTCCAAATCTTCACTTGTTACTTTTAACATAATTGCGCCCATATCAATTTTATCTCCTAAACTTTTTGCACCACGAAGCATATTTTGATCTGGTACTTTTTCCTCTTTCCATGAACTGTTTAACTGTGTACTAGAAAGAATAAAAACGCCATATTCATTTGCTAAATCTTTAAGCTTTACGCCAATTAAAAAAAGAATATTATCTTCGCGGAGACCAGACACTTTAGATTTAGAAGAAATCTCTGAAAGAATTTTCATACTTGTGTGAATATAGTCAAGAACTAAATACTTAACACCAAAATCAAAGATACCTCTCTTTAATGTATTTTCAATATCTTGCATAGAAAAATCATGTAATTCTTGAACATATATAGGAGATTTTTTTAAAATATCTGCGGCTTTTGCTACACGTTCCCATTCACCCGCATAATATTCACCAGTAAGAATATGCTCTTCATCTACATCAGAAATAAAAGCAATCATCATTGTTTGGATTTCATTTACTTCCTGCTCTGTGGTAATATATAAAGTTGGTTCTTTGGTTCCATTTTCTACCCATTTACCTTCTTTAGAATCATATAATTCATCACAAGCAAAATTACAGGCGTCAGCAATCATCATACGAGTCTTACCAGTTCCAGCAGGCGCAGATCGCAAATAAAATTTCTTTAGACGAGCTCCGCGCGTTACAGTATTAATTAATGGTCCAAACATTGGATATCCATATTCTGGATTCTTTTTAAAAGATTCCAAAAGCTCTAAACAATTTTCTCCTGCCTGAACTGCCTGACCATTAAAATCATCCGCATATTTCATTTTAATTGAAGATATTTTATCATCAATTTTAGTAGCAATATCTTCAAGAGAAGTATTATCTAACCATTCTTCTTGCTTTTGTTTCTTTTTTACATCTAAAATATTATCTGGATCATACAGCCAAGATAAATCCATTCCAATATTATTATACATTCTCAATAAAGTCATTTTCTTTAATCTTGAATAATAATAATTAAAATCTGCGGAGGAAATATTTTCGCTAATTTTCTGTAAATATTCCGCACCCTTATTAGCTTTATAAACCGCATATTTTTTTGGACGTTGACTAAGATAATCTTCAATGGTATTTAATGCAATTGTTTTTGCACCAAGAGCATGAAGATTATAAATTGATCCAAATAAGATTTTATGAAATTCTAATTCAAAATCCTCTTCACAAAATTTGTATTTTTCTTCCATATCAAGTAAACTTGGATTATTATATATTGCGCCTATTACTTGAATAACGGCAGATGTATCTATATATTTAGACATTATCATTCCTCACTATCGTCAAGATTAAATAATTTAATCATTTTCGGTTGAATTTCTGGCGGCAATATTTCAATAATCTTTGTTTTTTGATGATATTCTTCAAAGTTTTTAGACTCATTAGATAATTGAGCTAAATATAAACTATAATAATAATTAAGCGCTTGTGGGTAAATGAATGGAATAATTCCAATTCCACCATTTGCTTTTTCTATTGAATTGCCTTTAACTTCAAACCAATAAATTAAAGTTTTTAACATTCCACTATAACTATACTGATATTGTTCTTTATAATCTTTTATTTGCTTTTTAACTCTTGCATTTACATAAGGTTCATCAAACAATTTCATAATATATTTCTCAAGTTCTTCTTGATCTTTTTGCTCTTGAGTTTTGTTGTTTTCAGCAGCTTCCGCGCATTCTTTATGAGCGTATCGTTTTGCTGATACTTGGATAGTAGGAGTAACGTCTCTGTCAAATTCTTTTCCACAAAATTTGCATTTTACTTGATGCATCATTACACCTCTTTAACTTTAATACTATATAATAATTATATCATATTTTTTATAAAAAATCAAAAAAGTGCGTCATTAAAACGCACTTTATATTTATAAATTATTTCTGATTATCATTCACTAACTCTTTTAAATCATCTACAATAAGACTTAAAGCTTCTGTCTGTTCTCTTGAACACTGATTTACCTTTTGACCTTTGCCTAAATATTTATCTGTAATCTGAACAATTCTAGGCTGCCAATAAGAAGCGAACTCTTCTTCGTTATTTTTTTCAATTACGTTATTTACAATGGTATTAAATTCATTAACTAATTCATCAAAATCTAACTCTTTTGTAGTATCTGTATAAAGATTATTTCGCTCATCTGTAAAATATTCAGAACCATCTTCCGCCATCTGTTTATCAATAGCATCTCCAATAGCATTAACTAAATCTTTATAACTGAAATCAATATAATCTGGTGTATATTTAAAGCGGCTGCCAGCCATATAGCGAGAAGTACCGCGAATAAATAATTTTACAGAATCATGACCTTCTGAATCAGTTACATTTCTTGAGTACCCAATGATATCTGCCATACGAGATACAATATTAGTTGCTCGTTTATCAAGCGTTGGAACAATCTTATTATACTCTTGACCATTTTCATTTGTAAAAGTTTTATCAGTTGCATGACTAATTAATACAAGACCGTAATCCATCTGAACGATGCTTCTTAAACATTCATCAAATTCTTTAGATACCATTCCATAACCTTTTCCAAATGGGATCTCACTAATACTATCTACACCAAAACCGCCATCTGAACGTTTTGCATTATCACAGATATATTTCGTACAATAATCATAGGCAATATCCGCAGTATCAATAATGATAGTTTCAAATTTTTCTTTTACTCTTTCATCTTTCAGCTGTTTCAATACTTTTCTAAACTCTGCCCAGTTATTAATTGGCTGAGCCATTGCGCCAGGAATGGCATTATAACCTTTTTCAAATGCTAAGAGCATATGACGAGGAAATTTAGTTGCTGTGGTAGTTTTGCCAGACTTAGGATCGCCAAAGAAGAAAACTGAATAGCCTCTTAAATCTCGACTAACTTGGTGAGGTACAATATTTAATAAATCAATTCCGCCCATTTTTATATCTCCTTATTTATTAACAATATTTAATAATAACTTTTTCATTTTTTAAAATCACCAAATTTATAAAGGGAAGTAAAAACTTCCCTTATAGATTAGAAGTTAAAAGTTCCTTTAGATGCGGTAATGGCGCCTGTAGAAGGAAAGGCAGATGGAGTTGTAGCTGCTTTACTAGCACGATAGTCATCTGCTCTTTTCTTTACATCTGCAAGATATACTTCTCTATCCTTCATTGCCTTAGTTAATTCCTCAGCAGTTAGCACTCCCTCTTCACCAAACTCATAAGGCATTTTTGCGGTCCCTGTAATAACCCATTCTTTAGTTTTTCTTTCTACCATTCTTACTGCGGCTTCACCAAATGCAGAATCTTCAGTAATAGCAGTCTTTGTTGTAGTAGAAATAATTTTACCCCATACCTTTGTATATACTGGATTTGCATTAGTTACATCAAGGTCTTCAAAATATTTCATTCCGCTAGGATTTCTTACAACAAATTCAACTGGAAGAATAGCATTTCTAAAGTTAAATACTGCACCTCTTACAGAAACATAAGGCTCATCAATATGTTTTGTCTCATCTACCTCTACTTTTGCTACAGAGGTAATTACCATATCTGTTGAGAAGGTATTTCTTTCAGAAAGATCTGGAAGCTCATTAATTAATGTAACAAACCCACCTTCGTTTCTTTTCTGGGAAACCATTGTAGTTCCATCCTGAGAAGGAAAATCATTTAATGCTAATGAAGTATCTGCTTTAACTTTTGTTGCTACATCCTTACCATCAGCAATCCAAGTTTTACCGTCATCAATAATCTTCTTTAATGCCGCATAAGTAGAATTTTTTCCACCCGCTTTTGTTGTTTCAGTTACATATGTATAGTGTACAGTAAGAACATTCATACCTTCTTCATCTGTTGCAATATCAAGAGAACCTGCAATAAATTCTTTTCCAAAGTTTGGGGAACTCTGATTCTGTACAGTTTTAATTGCTAAATCATGCTGATAAACTCTTCCAACGATACATTCAGTATTAATATTTTTTCTCATTTAATCTTTTCTCCTTAATTTATATATCTTTTCTTCAAATTTCTATATTAATATTATATCAAATTTTTTTAATTTTGTCAAATATTACTTTATTATAAAATCATAGGCTTTCAGATACATCTTTTCCTAACCTTCTGAGTGATAGTACTTGCGCGGTGGTTCTCTTACTCACAGCCATTGCTACTTCTATGATTTTTATTCTTTAAATATCTTTTTTAATTCCTAAATCTGTAATTGCATATGTTACAGGATCAGAACCAATTTTTTCAACAAAACCTTCAGAAATTAATTTTCTCATAGAACCCGACACCGAACGCCCGCTCATAAATAATCCTTCGCCAATTTCTTTAGCTTTAAAGATATTATTATATTTTTTGCGATTCTCATGCATATAATTAAGAATCTTAGCGCCATTTTCAGTAAGTTCTACTTTTTCTTTTGTCTTATTATTTTTAAATTCTTCAAAATATTCTAATGCAATTTTAATATTATCATCATCATTAAAAATACTAAGATCATTAACATAATCAATTAAATTTTCTACAAATTTAATAAATTCTTCTCTCTTACTCATTACTATTTTATCCTTCTTTAATATATTTTTTTAATTCTTATAAATATATTATAACAAATTTTAAATAGTAAATCAAATATTAATCATTTTTCTTGTTTATAAAAATAAGTTCATTAGCATATGGAAGCTGTTTAGCCCAATCTATAAAACTTTTCCACTCTGTAAGTTTATGTCCTGAACGCTGATTACATATTGATAAAAGATTTTCATAATTCATTGTTACAGTTCTTGTTTGTAGCCAAGATTCTGGTAACCAACGAATTAATTCTTTCCAATATCTTTTATCTTTTGTTTCATTATATCTTTGACGAAGAGTTTCGCAAACATTAACGATATCTTCTACGCAATCATTAATAGTTGAATCAATATTATAAGGCTCATTATCAAATACAATTAAATCTTCATTAAAATCATCAGTTTCAAAACAATCAAGAGTAATTGGAGTTGAAGCTAATTTATGCATAGTTGAAGTAGAATTGGTTGTTACTCCTATTTGATATTTATCAAACTCTTTCCACCAATAAATAGGAGCTGTAATATCAACAGATACAAATATTTGACGCATAAATTTACGATGCTCAGGACCTGCTTTAATTAATCTTTGAGCTAAATTCATATCATTTGGACCTATAAAAGCGACTTCCATAAAATCCTCTAAGCCTCTGTTTAATATTCCATTTTTAATTAACCATTGATCGTATTCATCTTCTAAATTAATTCTTTCGTCTTCATAATCGTCTAAATTATCTTCATAATATTCAGGTTTTTCTTTCTTTACCCAATTAGCAGCTATCTCATAATCAATATCAGACCATTCATTAATTATTCCAAAAAAACTATCGCTTCTATCCCAACTTTCTTTAGGGTTGCGCATACCTCTTAAACTATTTTCAAAATTCATCACTTGCGTATTAGAAAAATCCATTTTATTCTCCTATTTATTTCCTTTTGTACTATTAAAACCAAATTTATCACTTTGATATAATTCTATCCAAAATTTTTCTTTTTCATTTAACTGATTTCTTGAACACTCTTCCATTAGTTCAAAACTAAATGACCAAACACCATGTTCTTGCATTGATTTATAAAGCTTATTAGTTGCGGAAGCTTCAATTCCAAGGCCACATTTGACGTGGTCTTTCCATCTTTGAGCTACATCAACGCTTTGACCAATATAACATTGTTGAGTTTTTAAATTTGTAATTTTATAAATACCACAAATTATTTTAGTTCCTAAAATACGATTGCACATTTCAGTAGTTTGCTTCTGAAAATATTGTGTCCATATTAACTTACTAAGAATAACAGGTTGATTTAAAGTTAATTTAATCGTATTTAATTTAATAACATCTTCTAATTCAAGAGGTGTTAAAGAAAGTTTGTAGAATTGAAGATTTTCTTCTTTTTCTCGTTCGCGGAGTTGCGCTTGAACGCCCGCACTGAGAGTATTTTTTAACGTTTCTAATTCATCCTTATATTTTTTTTCTTGCGTATTTAAAAAATTAACTTTTGCTGAATATTCTTTTTCAACTTTCTCATATCTTTTTTCTAACGTATATACATATTGTTCACTTGCATAATTAAGATTATCTTTATAAATTTTTATTTCTTCAGAAATTCTATTTTTTTCATTTTCATATAAAGTATTAATTCTTTCTTTTTCTTTTGTTATATCTTCTAATAATTTTATTCTCTGCAAGGAAAGATTATTAATATCTTCTTGTTTTTGTTTTAAAAGTTTTTCAGCTGCGGTGATCTCTTTTAATTTATTATTTTGAATTATAGAAGCTGTTTTATATTTCTTTAAACCTATGTATAAAATAATTATACTTATAATAGTTAAAATAATACTTAAATAAAACATATAATATCCTTATAAAAAAATAGGGTGAAACTAAGTTTCACCCAAAATTTATTTAATTAATTACTCAGCTTTCTCGTCTGGGGCATCTGGATCAAATGCATCACCAGCTGCGGTCATCTTAATAAATTTTACAGCTTTATGAGATACATTACCCTCATCATCAGTAACTTGAATCTCTGCAGCAACTCGCTCCATAAGACCTTTTCTCTGAAAAGCGGAAGTAACGATACCATTTACGCTTCGTACTGGAAGATCAGTTGCTTCTGCAATATCAGCTGCGGTAATATTTGCTCCTTTAACACTTTTTACATAATCATAAACTTTTCTCGAATTTTCTTTTAGCATTTCTAAAAAATCTCCTTTATTAAACAATTATATTTTTATTTTTTTATTGAAAATGATATTATTTATATATCATTTATTTTACATAAATATTATACCAAAAATTTTTTATTTTGTCAATAATTTTTTACTCATTATATAATCATCAACTGCTAACATATCTTCTATATTTAAAGATAGCATTATTTTTTCAATTTTCTCTTGGCATTCTTGAACATTTTCGCCCATTTGTATCTGTTTTTCTAAATCTACAATTTTTTGGGCTAATATTTTTATATATTTATTTCTTTTATCTTTCATATATATATTATATCATAAAAATTTTTAAAAGTCAACTTTTTTAAATTAATAATTCTTTAAGTTCAGTTTCATTGATAATAGGGATTCCAAGCTTTTTTGCATTTTGATGCTTAACGGTATTAGAATCTTTATCATTACAAACTAAATAATTTGTTTTAGCACTGATAGAGCCTGTAACTTTACAACCTTTAGATTCTGCAAAAGCAATTAAATCATCTCTCTTTTTCCATACTTGACCCAATTTCCCAGTCACACATAATGTAAAATCTTTTGAATTGTTTAAATCAACTATAAGAATTTTTTCTGACTCAATAAAATTAAGCATTTCCGCAATTTTATCCGCTTCAGTGTAATCAAAGCTATTTAAAGATTTTTCCATTTCCAAACCAAAACCATCTAAATCTGACCATTTTCCGCCAATAGCATCTTTAAAATCATTCCAAGTTGGATAATATTTAACGATTTCTTTTGCAACTGTTAAACCAATAAGCGGGATACCAAGAGCAGAAATAAAATTCTCTAATTTACATTTTTTACTTTCTTCTATTGCATTAAGAATTTTATCTACAGATTTTTCACCAAAACCTGCAAGTTTTATCCATTCTAAACGATGCCCTTTTAATGAATAAATATCTATAATATTATTAAGCCAACCTAAATCTATTAATTTTCCTAAAGTAGCATGACTTAAACCTCTTATATCTAAACCTTTCTTTCTATCGCAATAGTGGTCTAACTGTTGAGATAGTTTACCTTGACATAATGAATTGTCGCAATAAATATTTTTAGTCCCGGTTTCACTTGTTTTAATAATTACATCTCCACCACATATTGGGCATTTTTCTGGTAAACAAATTAATTTGGCAGCCTGTCCTGCCCTTTCATCTTTATACCAAAGATAATCTCCCATACCATAATATCCATTTACCTCTTCATATTTTTCTGCGGAAATAATTTGTGGAATTATTTGATTAGATTTTACTACTTTAATCTTTTGTAAATAAAATGGAATATGCAGTAAATCTCCCATGACACTGAGGTTATGAAGACTAGCTCTTGATACATTAGTGCCATCAATTTCAATAGGTTTAAATATTGCGACGGGAGTAAGAATACCTAATCTTGATACATCATAATCTATATCCAAAAGTTTTGTCTCATATTCTTCATCATAAAATTTAAAGGCATACGCAGCGTTGCTATGGTGAGCTGTAGAACCTAAAGATTCTCCAAATTCTATATCATCAAATCTTCCAACCAATCCATCTATTGGATAACCTAATCTTTTAGCTTGCTCTTGCAAAAACTCTTTAGCATCCCAATTAAAAGAAGAAGTCCATGGAGTAATCGTAAAACCTAATTCTTCTGCTTCTTGTAATCTTTGCATAAAAGAATTATCATTATCAAAACCTTTAACAATATTCCATACTACAAATGTAAGATTGCGATTTTCGCACTCTTTAGAATCCAGTAATCTAATGCTTCCCGCAGCAAAATTACGAGGATTTTTATACTCATCTTTCCACTGTTCAAAATCTTGATAAGTACAAATAATTTCTCCATCAAGAATTAATTCATCTTTATAATCAATTCTTTTTGGAATGGATTTTAATACTTTTGCATTATGCAAAATATCTTCACCTATTTCTCCATCTCCGCGGGTTTCCGCACTTACTAAATATCCATCAATGTATCTTAAAGAACAAGTTAATCCATCTAATTTTATAGTTCCAATTATATCTTTTGAACTGTCTTTATTTATAAAATAATTTAAAAATTCATTCCAATCTTTAGTTTTATTAAGAGAAAGCATAGGATGGTTGTGTTTTACTTTTTTAAGTTCATTAACTATTTCATAATTAATTTTTTGAGTAGGAGAATTTCTAAAATAAAAATCACATTCTTTTTCTAATCTAGCTAATTCAAAATACATATCATCCCATTCAGCATCAGAAATATATGGATGCCCTTCATCATAGGCTTCTGTTGCTTTATTAAGTTCTATAGTTAATTCTTTGATTCTATTTAGTTTTTCTTTCATGAATATCTCCATTTTTAATTTTAAAACTTCTTTATATAAATATTATAACATAATTTTTTATAAAAATAAAATAAGGGAGAGATTAACTCTCCCCTTTATTTTCATATTCAATACATCTTGCTATACAGGATCTTGTTGCAGCTTTTGGAGATCTACAATAATCTCCTTTTATTTGAGTTCCATTGTCATAATACATAATTGTATAATATAATTTTCCATAAACTGGATCTTCAAGTTGATAATGTTGTAATTCTTTTTTATTCTTCATTATTTATAATATACCCTAATTTTGAGAATCCTTCCTCTAATGATTTAATATAATTTATCACATCGCCAAGAGCATCTTGATATGGATTATAAGAATCAAATTCTATAAGAAAATTTATCTGTTCGCTTACTTTTTCAGGTCGTTTAAAAATATTCATAATTTTACTACTGAATTAACAGTTCCTTTCAGCATAATATTTCCAATACTAACTCTACTTAATAGTGGGATATCTTTAGATGAAATGCATATAGATCCAGGTTTTCCAACTAATAAAATATTATCATTATCATCTATCATTTCCGCTCCAATTATATTACCTGTAATATTTGAAGGTTTGTATGCGGAAACCCCCTTTCCACCACGAAGCTGGAATGGAAATTCTTCTAAGTTACATTTTTTAGCATATCCATTTGAAGTAAAAATAGCTACTAAATCAGTATTTTTATGAATAGGTAGTCCTACAACTACTTCATCATCATCTGTAAGTTTAATACTCTTAACCCCCGCCGTTATACGCCCAATAGGTGCAATATCCACAGTTGGAAAATGAATAGCCATACCATTCCGCGTAATAATGACAACTTCCTCATCATTCAAGAAGGTCACATTAGCTAAAGAGTCTCCATCTTTAATATTAATTGCCGCAATTCCTGTGCTTCTTTTTACTTTTGTATACTCTTCTAATTTAGTCTTTTTAATTAAACCTTTCTTAGTAAAGAATACTACATATTCAGCCTCACTCTGTCGATGTAATGAAGTAATAGCAATAACTTTTTCATCTGCTTCCATATTAATTAAAGTATTAACTCTAATTCCTTTTGAAATATTTGTACCAATAGGAATATTATCTACTAATAATCTATACATTTTTCCTTTTGATGTAAATAACATAAGATTATCAATAGTGTTTGTTGAGATAGTCCCTAAGATTGCATCATCTTCTGTTTTAACCCCTTTGCCATTTTTCCTTTGTACCTTAAAAGATTTTGCGGGAATCCGCTTAATGTCACCAGATTGAGACATAATTACAACTACATCTTCTGGAATAACTTCTGCAATTTCTTTTTCCTCTTTTGGTATTTCAATTTGAGCTAATTCAGTTCGTCTTGTATCTCCATATTTTTTTACGAGTGATTGAAGTCTTTCTCTTAAAATAGTTTCTTTTCTTGATTTACTAGATATAATATCTTTTAAATCTTTTACTTTTGTTTCAAGCTCTTCTTTTTCTTTATTTAATTCAATTTTTTCCAATCTAGCTAAACTACTTAATCTCATTGCAAGAATTGCTTTTGCTTGATTTTCTGTAAATTGATATTTAGAGATTAATGCTTCTTTTGCGGCAGTCGCGCTTTCAGACTTTTTAATTAAAACAATAATATTATCAATATCTTCAAGAGCTTTAATCAAACCATTAACAATCTCTAATCTATCTGTTGCTTTTTCTAAATCAAAAGTAGCCTCTCTTTGAATACAATCAATATTATGTTCAATATAAATTTTAATACAATCAATTAAGTTTAATTCGGTTGGCGTTTTATCAATTAAGGCAACTTGATTATAAGAAATAGAAGTTTGTAAATTAGTCTTATTATAAAGTTTCATTACAATAGAATCTGGATTTACACTTTTTTCACACTCTATAACAATCCTAATTCCTTTTTTATTACTCTCATCGCGGATTTCAGAGATTCCTTCAATTTCTTTTTCATCACAAGCTTTACCGATCTCTGTCAACAATCCTTCTATTGTTGTTCCATAGGGAATTTCATAGAATACAATATTTTGTTTCTCAAGTTTATACTTACCACGCACTTTAACGCTACCATGACCAGTTTTCATAATGCTAGGGATATCATTTTTATTAATGATGATACCACCAGTTGGAAAATCTGGACCAGGTAAAATTACTTCTTTATCATCCATATAATCATAAATAGCTTGAGCGACTTCATTTAAATTATGCGGAAGCCAATTACATGCCATTGCAACTCCAATGCCTGTATTTGGATTACAAAGAAGATTAGGAAAAATTGCAGGTAATGTTACTGGTTCTTCAAGAGTTTCATCAAAATTAACTGTAAAATTAACATTTTTCTTTTTTATACCAGCTAACATACCATCTTCTGCAAGTTTAGATAATCTTGCTTCAGTATAACGCATCGCCGCAGCTCCATCCCCCGCGATATTTCCATTGCTTCCATGCCAATCAATAAGTGGATATCTCATTACCCAATTTTGAGATAAACGAGTCATAGCTCCATAAATACTAGAATCACCATGCGGATGATATTTACCCATTACATCACCAACAATTCTAGCCGCCTTAACATGCGGTTTTGAAAATAATCTTCCCTCTTCAAAAGCAGACCATAAAATTCTTTTCGCAACAGGTTTTAATCCTGATTTTGCATCTGGAATTGCACGATCAGTATTAACTGCAACTGCATATTCAATAAAATTAGTGCCTAATTCATGTTTTACATCATTTTGCATATGAAAAACTTCCTTTAAAATCATTTTTTATATATAAATATTATAACATATTTTTTATTAAAAATCAAAAGAAAATAACTAAGCTACTTTATCAAATTTTGATAAAGTAGCCATTATTTTATTCTGCATTATATGTTGTTTCTTTACTATGTTCTTTGATATAAATTTTTCTTGCAGTCACTCCAGTACCCATAAGTTGGTCAAATAAAATATTGGTAGATTGAATATCTTCAACAGTAATCTGTTTAATAATACGCTGATCTGGTTTAGTAAGAGTTTCTTCAGTTTCTTCTACACTCATTTCACCAAGACCTTTCATACGTCCGACTACATATTTCTTATCTTTATTAAATTTTCTAAAAGCCTCTAACTCTTCATCATTTTTAATATATTTATATTCTTTTCCTATTGTTACTTTATAAAGCGGCGGCACTCCTGCATAAACATAACCATCTATAATTAGTTCTGGACAAAAATTCCAAATAAATGTATAAAATAGGTTTTTGATATGAGCACCATCAACATCCGCATCAGACATGATGATAATTTTACCATAGCGTAAGTCTTCTTTATTATAAGTAACTTTCATTGTTTTTACATCAATATGTAATCCAAAAGCATCAATCATTGTCATAATTTCAGCGTTCTTTTGAATTTGTGTTAAAGTCGCTTTTTGAGTATTTAAGATTTTACCGCGGACAGGCATAACCGCTTGAAATTCATTATCACGAGCCATCTTTAAGTTTCCAGAGGCCGAGTCGCCTTCAGTCACATAAATCTCACATTTCATTCTATCTTTTGAGTAACAATCTGCAAGCTTACTATCAAATTTAAGAACTTTTTCTTTCTTTTTCTTTTGACCTTCACGGACTGCTTCTCTAGCTTTCTTTGCGGCGTCCCGCGCCTTTCGCGCATTAATGGCTTTATCTGCAACTTCTTTTAACTCTTTTTCATTTGCCGCAAACCAAATTTGAAGATTTTCAACAAGAGCCTGAATAAAGGGCTTAGTATCAAGTTTAGTTACTCTACTTTTAACCTGCGCATCGTAAGATACTCCAGATGCTGTAATATTAAATACAATATACATACCCTCTTGAATATCATCGCCCGTTAAGTTTTCATCTTTATCTTTTAACCACTTTTTTTCTCTAAAGAATTTATTAAACTCTCTAGTTAAAGCAGTTTTCAATTGGGTAATATGTGGACCAGATTCAGTTAATCCAGTATTAACATATGGAACAATAGTAGAAGAATAATTAGATGTATAAGTTAATACTAAATCCATTTTATTTTTTCCATCTACAAAATTCATATTAAAACGATTATTAATAATCTCTTTATCTTTTGTAGCTTCATCTACTAAATCATTTAAACCATTTTTAGAAACAAAATCAATTTCTTTTCCATTATCATTTAAATGAATTGTTAATCCAGGTGCAAGACATACGATAGTTTTAAATAAAGATTTTACTTTTTCAATTTCAACTTCTGTATTAGTAAAAAATTCCTCTGATGGTTGCCATTTCACAAATGTTCCAGTTGGACATATTTTAGAAGATAAAGGTCCAGCATCTCTACTTTCAAATTCGCCCTCTTTAAAATAAACCACTTCTACTTGATTATCTCTATATGTAGCAACTTCAAGCCAATGAGAAAGATAGTTAGTAATCTTACTACCAATACCAAATGATCCTAAAGAAGTTCCTTCATAAGCTCCATCTTCTCTATATTTACCAGATGTATTTAAAACACTAAAAGCCGCTTCAAGAATCGTTTTTCCATCATCTCTATAACTATTAGGAATAAAACCTTGTCCATAATCCCTTACGGTGACAATATCTTTATCTATTATTACATCAATTTTATTTCCATGACCAAGAGTAACCTCATCTACTGCGTTAGCAACAATCTCTACTAAAAGCTGAGTTGAATATGTAGTATCACCGGCATAAACTCCTGGGCGCAAACGAGTGAATTGTAATGGATCTAAGCTTTCTATTGATTTTTCATCATATAATTTACTCATTTAAAACTCCTTTTCTCTTTATTAATTTATATTTATTATAATATATTTTTTATAAAAAATCAATTAATAAAATTTATATTTATGTTTTTAATTATTATTTCTTTTTCTTCTTCTTCTTCTTTATTTGACAATTAATAAAATCTTTGCTAAAATATTTATAGAACATTTGATTAAAAGATTTTATTAATAACTTAAATTTTTTATTATTTTGCAGTTCTTAAACTATATTTATTCCTTTTATAATTATATTATAACATATTTTTCATAGAAAATCAAGCTTGTTTGTAAAAAGTTTGTTAAAATAAATAAAAAAATAGGTGAATAGCAAATTTGCTATTCACCTATAAATTAAATTCTCTTAGTAAATTTTAAAGATATCCAACCTTTTCCAGATTTTAATTTACCAAAATTATTTTTCTCTTCAATAATAGTATAAGTACCTTGATCTCTAATTACACCAGTTATACTGTATTGAGTTCCCGCGCCTGCGCGAATATTAAGAGCAGCCGCAGTTACTTTTATTTGATATTCAGTTGATAAATTTTGAATATCTTTTTCAATAGCCGCTAATGTAATAGGACCTGCTTCTCCATCTGCTGTTAAACCTTTATCTTTTTGATATTTTACAACTGCCTCTTTTGTTTTGCTACCAAAATCGCCATCTGCGCCATATGATCCAACTGAATAACCTAATTTAATTAAATTTTGTTGGAGTGTTTTTACAGCATCTCCTTTAGAACCCTGTTTTAAAATTGTAGTTTGTGAAGTACTAGTACTAGTAGCAGTTACAGAGCTAGTTGTTCCACCTTCAATAGCTTTTTGAATAATCCAAGTTACAAAACAAGCGCACCAATATTGAGCTTGATATTCTGGTGCTATATCTCTCCAATATTTAGTATAATTTGCGGAACCCGCATTTGCAGTCTTACTATCAAGTTGAGAATTAGAAGCTTTTTCTAAGTATCCAACCTCATTATTTGCTACTGTTGTAATCGCATTAATTGCATCATCTGCGGTTTTGAAAATTCCAGCATTAACTAAAATAGAATAGTCTGGTCTAAAATATTTATTTTTTGGATAGTCTGTAATTTTATAAGATTTTTTACAAACTCCTCCACCATTTGAAATAACTGCACTTGCGCCAGACGTATTTCCTTCTATTGTATAAATTTTTTCATTATTTATATCATAAACATATCCTGTATGAGAGTATCTTCCAGAATTATAAAATAATACGATATCTCCAATATGTGGAACTGTATTTGTTGTATATCCCGCTAATTTATCACAAGAGATAAAAGGATAATGTTTTAATAATTGCATTGTATAATATTTAGCTTGTGAGCTAGTCATTTTAATTCCTCCTGTTGAGCTACTTATTTTTGAAGCATATTTATCATAATAAGTTTGTCCATAGGTAGCTCTTGCTTTTTTAACTGAATCTGATGTATCAGCAGGACGCTCAAATTTTGTTAATATAGCATCAGAAGCAGATTGTATTGAACTTGTAGTTTTTAAAATTGATAAAACACTTAAATAAGAAGTTTTTAATTCAGTGATTAACCATTCTAATTGAGCTTCCTCATCTGCTATAGACACATTTTTAGATTTACATAAATTATATAAACCTAATTTTCTATTGGGAGAAGTCCATTGACATAGCCCATATCCGTATTGTTTGTTTGGTAATGGATGCAAAAACTCTTCTTTAGAAATTTGTTCTAAGTCAATAGCAGATGTGTATGTTTCATCTGTATAAACTTTTCCATTTTCTTTCAATCTGTTCAAACAAAGCTTTTCTACTTTATTAAAAATTATTCCAGATTCAGCTTTTAAATTTCCCATTAAACCTGCGGCGCCCTGCTCAGTAAAGCCTTGAGAGATTAAATAATTCCATACTCTTTCTTCAGTAGTATTTCCTTTTAAAGCCATTTAATCACTCCTTTTATTTTTCAATATAATCTTTTAATTTATCATTGCTATTTAATAATTCTTTAAATTTATATAATACTTCATCTACTAAAACACTAAAAGATTCAAAAGAAACTGTTTTAGCTAGGTAAGGAAACTTAACAATAAACATATCATACACATAACGAAGTTTAATCTGTCCAGTTCCAGACCCAAGTTCCTTCTCAGCTGCGGCAACCGCATATAATAACCACTCTTTTACTTTTGCAAGTTGTTCATCGGTCGGTCTTTTCATAAAAACATAAACTGTATATCCGCCAACGGCAATAGCCGCAATTAATATTACAAATAATAACCAATTAGATAATAAAAATTCCATAATATCCTCCTTTAACCAACACTATTATCAGTGTTTTCTATTCTATTTTGTTGTTCCAATTCATGTCTAGCTTTAAGATAATTAATACCATTTTCAGTATTTTCTTTTGTTGATTTTATAGCATATATAGCAAATCCAATCACTTCTCCTACAACAGCTCCAATTAAAGTTACTAGTGGAGTAAAATCTGGAGACAAGCCTGTTACAAGAGTCAAATTAATGCTTTTAATAGTTGCCCATCCTGTAAAAAGCTCTATTAAAGTACAATTTAAAAATAAAAAGAAAATAAGAAGTTTAGTAGTAGTTGGTATTTTTTTAGCTTTTATAGCTTTTCTTTCTTCTTTTATCTTTTGTTTTCTTTGTATAAGATCTTTTTCTTTTGTCCAGCGCTCTTCTTCTCTTTGAATATCTAATTCTCTTAACATTTATCTTCTCCTTTCTTTTATAATAATAAAAAAGACTTATGTAAATTTTACATAAGTCTTATAAACTAAATTATTTATTTTAAAGTTTTTGTGCGAGTTCAGCAATATGACTTCGATGAATATTAACAAGAGTAACTTCACCATAAATATCATCTCCTCTAAAGATCTGAGAGACTCGTCGCATACCATTATTATCTCCAGAATAAATAGGAAGATCAACTTGGGTATCTGAATCGCCTTCAAGAATACAAATAGAGTCTTCACCAATTCTTTGAAGTGCCAATCGCATTAATTCAATATCAAGATTTTGAGCCTCGGTTATATAGACTCCAGCATTAAGACCTGTAGTATCAAAACCGCGGATATCGCTCATTGGAAGTAGTTCAATTAATCCATCTTGAATTAATTTCTCTACTGCAAATTTATCACCAATTTTACTTGATAAAAAGTTTCCTATTTGCGAATCTAAAAGTTTTTCAGTCCTAGTACCAGGATAAAAACCAAGTTTTGCTGAGTCTGCAGTTGCTACTGTATTACAAAAAATAATAATTTTATTAATGTCGCCTTTTTCAAGTTTACTAAATAAAAATGTCATAGCTAACATAGATTTACCTGTACCTGCGGCTCCGCGAATCATAGTAATCTTATTATTTTTTAAGCTATCCATTGCCAAAGCTTGATATTCATCTTTTGGTTTTATTTTACCAAACATTTTACTTTCAAAACAATTAAAAGGAATTTTAACAAAACCGTCTTTTTTATATTTATATTTATCAATAATTTCATTCTTATTATTTTTAATAATAAGATATTCATTAGCTAAAAGATTAAATTCATTTTCACTTGACCATAATTTTTGATATATATTGGCTAGTTCTTCATCAGAATTATAAATTACTTCTTTATAGCCTGTATAATCTTGTAAATCATCTTTTAGATATTTAACATTTAATCCTACAGCTTTTGCTAACTGTTTACAATTTAAGTCTTTTGTAGTAAAAATTATATCATAATCTTTTGAAAAATTTTTCGCAGTTAAAATAATTCTACTATCATCTGTATCTGGTAAGACAGAATTAGTTTTTAATTCTTCATCCCATTCTTTTTGATAATTAATTATGGTATACTTATCTTCATTTTCATCAAGCAGATGAACTAATTTTCTTGCTTTAAATTTAATATTTGCATCTTTTGAAGCTGAAGTTTTAATATTTTCTAATTCTTTTAAAGTAATATTACTAATAAAAAAATAATCTTCAAAAGCATGACGTGATTCATTTAATAAACTGCATGTATCATAAAAAATTTGCATATTGTTCTCCTTAATTAGTCCTCATCTTCATCGTCATAGTTTTCTTCAATATCTGGAGCTTGAAAACCAATAACGTTAGTATTAAGTTCTTCCTCTTCTGGAATTTCTTTTTGAATTTTTGCGGTTTGTACCGTAATTAAAGTACAAAAATATTCAATTAATTGAGAAAATAAAAATATAATACCATTTAATATTGGTAAAAATAAAGATATAAATAATACACCTTTCAAGAAATTTTTCATTAATAAATTCTATTCCTTTCAAGTATTTTTATTTCAATTTTATCTGAAAAATATTTTAAATAAATTAATGATTTTTGTCTCATTATAAAGATTATAACATATTTTTTCATAAAAAGCAAAAACCCTGCTTTAAAGCAAGGTTTAATAATTTTATTTATTTTTCTTGACAGCTGTATGTCTAAAGAAGCTTCCAATTACTCCAAGAGTTCCGCAAAAAAGAGGGAGAGCTTCTTTATTAAAAGATAAACCTAACATAGATAAGTCTTGAATAAAAGTATCTCCAAAAGTTATTTTAATCAGCCAGCCTGTGATCCATCCACAAATAAAACTAATAAATGGAGAAAAAATTAATACTGCAACTACCAACATAATAAGTCCAAAGCAACTAAGAGCTTCTACAGTATCATTATCATAATCATAATTTTTCATTTATTTAATTCCTTTCTGATATCAGTTAATATATTTTCTAAAAGAATAGGATAACAATTATGAGCATCACATTCAACATGGTAAATTAATCCTTTATTAAAATCAAGAAATTTATCTTTAGTATGAGCATGTCCACAAATATTAATAGTTCTTCTATTTAAAGGTTTATTTTCATCAAAATTTGAAGTTAAGCATGGATAATGAGTTAAGAAAAAGTTTTGTTTTTCAATATTTAAAAATTTTGCATCGCACACTTCTACAACATTATAACAATTTTTATAAAGTTCCATTCTTTTATCTGTATCATGATTACCGCGGATAATATGAATTTTTCCTTTAAGCTGTTTAATGCATTTAATTCCTTCTTCATTATCATTTAAAATACAATCTCCAACACAATAAACATCATCGTTTGGTTGAACTACTGAATTATAATTTTTAATAATAGTTTGATTCATTTCATATTGATTTTTAAAGCCTCTAGGTTCATAAATAAAGGGCTGTGAATGGCAAAAATGCCAATCGCTAGTAAGCCAAATATTTGACATATCTATATCTCCTTTTCTATAATTTGAATTGGTTTTTCATCTTCTACAATATAAATTTTATTAAAGCCTTCTTCAAACTCTGGCGCTTCTGTTTGAATAAACATGCGGCGAATGACCTCTTTAGGAACATAAGACCGAGTTCCGCGCCTATTTTCATTTCTTTTTAAACATTCTAATAATGGAGTTTTAATCCAAATAATTTCAATAGAATCTGGTTTTTCTTTAATATTTTTTAGTAATTTTGCTCTTGAAGCTTTATTCAAATGGGTAGCGTCCGCATATACATTAACACCAAGTTTTAGATTTTCATTAATCTGTTTAATAAATTCTTTATACACTTCTTTTTCTTTTGAAAAATATTCTTCTCCATCTGCTACCATAGAAAAGCGTATTTTATCTCTTGAAATAATAATATCATCTTCTTTATAATGATTTTTAATCCAGGTGCTTTTTCCCGATCCTGGAGTTCCACAAAGTAAATATAAAATTGCCATTATTTACCACCCTCTATTTAATAAATTTAAAGTTTCTTCTTTATCTTCATTTTCAATAATAATACGATGGTTGCAAGAGTAAGAATGATTTGAGTTCCAACACTTGCCATTTTTATTATATTCACAAGATGTTTTATTACAATTCATTAATTCTGCAATAGGAATTTTATGTCCATCTACAAATCTTCCAAGACGAAACTCTTCTTCAAAATCTTCGCGGTTATAGGCGCCAAAAGGACGAACTTCCGCATGATTAGTTTCTTTTTGACAATTTAAACAAAATATTTTTTTTAAATGTCCAGGTTCTCTTTGTTGTCCTGCTCGTCTAACAATTGGAATTCCACGTTTTCCGCACTTAGTGCAATAAAATTCACTTGTTGTAATTTCATCTTTTCTTATTTTCATTCATCATCAATCCTTTCTACTTTTAAAATATTTTTATAATTGTCCAAATCTTTTAATGCATCTTCAATAGACAAAAATTCACAAGGACAAATGTGCTGTTTAGTTAAATTAATATAATGATATCTATTAGTTTCTTTAATTGGCATTATTGTTACAATGCTAATTTTATTATTTTTATAAAAGATTTTAAGTTTCATATTTATCAACCTCTTTATATATATTATATCAAAAATTTAATAAAAAATAAAGTTCCGATTTTTTATTCAGAACTTTTATCTTTATCTTTTTTCTTTTTACGCTTTTCTTCTTCTTCTAACTCTATGCGGATACGATTTTGATTTGCCGCAACTTGAGCGGCTATAAAAGGCGCAATATTAATCATCATATTTTGTGCCTCCAATCTAATTGTAAAATAAATTTTTCAAAATCAGTTGCTTCTTCTGGATATTCTACAATAAATCCTTTTTTTGTATCAAAAGACATCATACCTAATAAAGATTTACCATTAATGCATTTTTCTTTTGTTTTAACTAAAATATCCCCATTAATTTTTTTAGCTAAACTAACAAAGTTTGCTAAATCTGTAATCCCATATATACTTATATATTTACTTTTCATATCTTTAATTATTAAAAAGAGGCTATTTAGCTTCCTTTTTTAGTGGTTTAATAAATATTTTCGAGAAACATTTTTAAAACTGAAAGTTGGATCAGTTGTTTTATAATATACAAAACCTTCACGAACACAATCTTTTTGTCCTTCACATACAGAAGGATTATAGTAACCATCTGCTGACTGTTTGAACTCTTCAAAATCATTTGGAAGAATGTAATTTTCGCAAATAATAGGAACTACTTCCATATTATATTTCTTCCATACTTTTGCCGCCTCAATAATAGACATTCTTCCATTAATGCTATCAGTCCAATGAAAACAATAAAAATGAGTTTCAGACAGCTTATGAGGATTTTTTTGGATTCTTGGTGCGCAAATCTCTCCCTGCCAACATACAAAAGTAGCATCTGAATGATTTAAAAGCCAATCTTTCATTTTATTTTCAATGTCATATTTTTTAGCGACTTCCCAATAATAATTATCTGAACCAAAAAAGCATTCTTGATTTTCCTCTTTCATACGAACATTTCTGCTACATACATAAAACTCAAATTTATTTCTACTTTTTCTTTCAAGAATATAAGTTCCTGAACTACCATCACACTTTTGAGTTACAATAAATGGAGTTTTATCTTCAAGGATCCAGGCTATATTTTCGCATCTCTCCTGGTCGGTTTTACTTACACCTGGGAATTTTCCGACAGGCCAGTCCTTTCCTGTATCTTTCTTTTTATTTCCCATAAAGAGAAATAAGATTTTTTTAGCAAAGTCATGCTTCATACACCAACGACCAAATTTACTTCTAGCTAATTTTGGATGCCTAGACATCATTGATTTATATTTAGCATTTGGATCAGTTTTAGCTTTACGCTTATTGTCCTCAACTTCTAAATAAGTTACGCCAAGAATTTCAGTAAGTCCTTCATGTTCGATCTCTTTACCTAAATTAATTCTATATTTTAAGCTTGCTAGCCAAGAAGGAAGATCTCCATCATCATTTTTAAAATCATCTAATGACATAAGAAGACCTTGAGAGTAGAAACCTGGATTTTTGCCTCCAAAAGTATAACGCTGAGTGCGAACTTTACCATGATATTTTTCCATAAAAGCAAATTCTGGTTTGGAAGTATCTACTTTAGAATCAATTTCAAAATAGATAGCATAATCTCCCGCCTTAAAAGTGCCTTTTCTTACCATAACTTTCCATCCACCAATTATTGCGGCTTCGCAGTTATCAGATCCTTGAATCTGATGAATTGCGTCAATTTTTACTACATATGCAAGCTCGCGCACTCCATCTTTATTAATCATATTTAGTCCTCCTTTTGTTATTTAAAATTAATTATCTAATATCCACATGAAATGAAGATAAAATAAATAATATAGAAATACCAATTTTCCATTTTACATTAAGGGGTAAACAAAAAATGGTAAAAATTGATGCGGCAATACCTATTCCATTAAGTCTTAAAATTATTCGTTTATTTTCATTCATCTTCCGCAATCTTTTTGTTTTATGATTTGGCACACATGAAGATGAATAAAAACCTTTTATTAATTTAGAATCAGTCTTTCCAGTGATAATTTTCATTTATTACCTCATATTCTTTCTACTCAAATCAAAAATTAAACTTTTCTTCAAAAACTCTTTTATCTACTAAGACGTTGTTCCAATTTTTAATCTCGGTATATGGATGTTCCTTTTGCCATACTTTAAGATCTTTTACAATAAAATGATCAATAATATCAAAAGAAAAGTGCCAATCAACATAAGAAAACCATGTCGCATAATCAAAATAAAAATCTTTATAATATCCAGTTTTTTTATCATACATACGAATAATTACACGAAGAATACCATCAGAGTTGTCAAGGAATTTTTCCCATCGAGCTCCAATCTGTCGTGCTACGAATCTACCTTGCCAAAGTTCATCAGTCTCTATAGCATGGTTATATTCTCTAATTTTTTTATTAAGTTTGCGCTGATATTTTTTACGCATTTTATCCATCATAGATATATCACCTTCCTTTTATTTATATAAATATTATATAATATTTTTAATAAAAAATCAAGAAAATTCTTTATATCCTTCTAATTTTAATTCTGCTAAATCTGAAAAATCAAAAGTTCCTTCAAAATATTTTTCTTCAGCTTTTTCATCAAGATAATTCCAAAGACTATCATAATAATATTCCCAATTTATTACTCCTCCTTGACCAAGAGCAATAAATCTTTCCTTATTTCAAGCAAAATTAATAATTCTTCCTCTGAAATAATATAATTTTTCATAATTTAGTAGGAACCTCACTTTCCATAAAATCTGTTAATTCAACAGCATAATCGTTAAATAACATTAACCTGCGGCGGCCGTCTGTACGTGGATAGTTACGATATTGGTGATAATGACCCCAGCACCATGCGCGATAGTCAAGATTATATTCAATTCCGCCAAGATATCTTTCCATTGTTTTATCTACCATTGATTGATCTACAACAGATAAAAATAAATCAGTTGGTTCAAACATAATTGGACAAGTATGTGAAAGAACTAAATCACAAGTCCAATTACTAGCTGTCAATAAAGAAAGTCCACGATTTCTCTCTCTTTCTGATAATTGTTCTTGTTCAAACCAACTAAATCCTTTTTGCAATCTATAAAATTTATCAATAGAATAAGCACCAGGAATTGTGAGGACTTTTAAAACATCTTTATTATAAGATTTATATGGAATTTCATAAAAAGTTACATAATCCATTGCATATTTAATATATGGATAGTCATTTTCTACCCAAACATATCCATTCCAAAATTTTTCTACATGCCAATTCTCTTGATGTTTTTCAGCAACAATACTAGGTCTTTCTTCATGATTTCCGCGTATAATAAAATATGTAAGTGGATATTTACCTAATTTCTTTTTAAAATTTTCATCTCGGTGATTAAAAAAATAATTTGCGCCAAAATCTCCTAATACAATAAGTACATTTTCTGTGCTTTCTTGATCTTTATATAAGGATGGATTCCGTTGACAAAAATTTTGAACTGGATGAAAATCTCCATGTAAGTCACCAATTAAATAAATTTTTTGTTCCATTATTATTTTTCCTTTTCTTTTTTCTTATTTGCTTAAATATTCCATTACGACTTTATTAATTAATTTACCATCTGCTTTGCCTTTTAAAATTGGCATAATTAATTTCATAGCTTTGCCTTTATCAGATGGAGAATTAATCTCTGGATGATCTTTAAGAATATAATCTACTTCCTGTAGGATATCACATTCATCCATCATCTTTGGCGCAAAATCATCAATATAACCCATACATACTTTATATGCTTCTAAAATATCAGGTCTATTTGCAGGACAAGTATCAATCTGCTCTTGGCAAATCTTCTTTGATTTAAGAATTGCCACATCTACAATCTCTTCTGTGATATTATCTTTTGTACCTGCGGCGATCGCCATATTTTTCGCACAAGTAATCATATCTGCAATTACATTTTTTCTTATGCGATTTTTATCTTTCATAGATTTAACTAATTCATTTTGTAATGCTTTAAAAGTCATGTTCTATTCACCTTTCTTTCTTCTTCTAAATCTTCATATTCACCTAATTTATTTACAATTTCTTCAAAAGGACAATCTCTACATGGACTATGCTCTAAATAGTATCCATAAAAGCTAAAACTGTTCATCCATTTTTCTGCTTTACATTCTTTAATTCTACATGGATAATTGTCTTTTTTTCTTGTTAATCTTGTCATTTTTCTTTTCCTCATATATTATATTTTATAATGATAATGCTTCTGCTTTAAGCTCTGGTTGAGTAATTTTAATATAAGTGCCTTTCATTCCCATATTAGAAACAGTCGCAACTCCACATTCTTTTAATTTTACCATTAAGTTATTATAAACAGGGCGGGAAATAGAATGTTTTGCTACTAATTTTGAAATAGTAATATTACCTTCATCATGGATTTCAGAAACAATAGAATAATAAGCTTTAGTTTCTGCGTTAGTTAAATTCTTAAAAAATTCTTCTTTAGAAGAAGCATCATGTTGAATTTCAACAAAAGAAGATTTAAGAATTTCTATTACTCCATTATTAAGTGCGGCAATCGCGTCTTCATGGCACGGAGAGTCCACGTCCATGTATTTATCATTTAATTCTAAAACTTTCGATTTGAGCTCTTCGGCACGAATGAGCTTGGTTTCCGCATCCCATCCAAGTTTATCATATTTCATATTATATAAAAATTCATGCTTATCTTTTGAAATTAAACAATCTGAATAGTCTAATTCAGAAAAATAATCTTCAAGAAAATAATATAATCTATAAGCATTGTATAACTTTTTATCATCTGTTGGGTCTTGTCTTAATGTATGAAGTAATTGTCCACCAATAGAATTAATAGTTTTTTGTCTATCAAAATGAGCAATTTCTTCCCTATTATTTATAAAATAACTATCCCATAATTTTTTATATTTTGGATTAATTATAAAATAATCTGTAAATAAAATCTCTAAATAGTTGATATTTTGCTTCATAAACATTTCTCTTAGAAGTCGAATATCTTTTACTTCAATATGTTCTCCGTTAGTTAGATGCAGCTCTTTTGAGATTTCACTTTTATTTAAACAAAACTCTTCAAAAGTAGGAAGTATAATTATTTTACTATCTACATCGCTATGTTCGTTTGCCATATTATAATTTTGAGATCCATATAGCCAGATTCCTAAAAATCTATCTTCATTATATCCTTGATTAGCCGCATATTCCCAGTGTTCTTTAAGTTTGTTTAAGATTTTTTCTTTATTGGTCATATTTTCCTCTTTCTTATCTTTTCTATAAGTATTATATCAAAAATTTTATTAAAAATCAATTTAAAAATATTCGGTCTTCTTTATTTAATTCTATTGAATAAATTTTAAAATATTACAGAAAAGGAGGAACTCACTATGCTTAATGGAAGAGTTGGTCAAGTTTTAGGCCCCTTTGATGCCACAGATTTATTAAGTGAAGAAGGAGCGATATCAATTTTTACTCCTGAAACAACAGCTCCTATTCTAACTAAATTAGGTATACAAACGACACCAGGTACAATTGTAAAAATCAATAACGCTGAAATAAAAATAGGTAAGACAGGGATGTATGAATTAGATGAAGTAGTTTCTGTTAAACAGCTTATTTTTCCTAATGGAGCGGATGCTGATACAATTGTAGACTTTGTATACTAATATATAAAGGGAGTAAGAAATGAGTAGTTTCTATGGAAGCTATTGTGGCACAAGTGGCAGTGCTAATGGCACCTCTGATTACAATGATCTATTAAACAAACCTTTTACTAATATAGTAGGAACTTTATCTTCTCCTATTGTTTTAAATAATTTGGATTATGGAAACTATATGTTAAAAGGAAGTTTTATTTACACAAGTAAGGATAAAGATATAAAATCTGTAAGTTATCAAAATTATATTGAGATTGTTCAAGATGCGGTATCTTTAAAGAAAGTTGCTAAATATGAGACTTTTGAAGATGGAAAATTTTATATTTATTCAATATATTTTAATGATGACAATACTTGCTTGTTAGATAAAATGTCTATTTCTAAATCAGAGGGAACTATATTTTTAAATGAGGAAGATTTACCTGAAGAAGGTATTGAATCTATTCTCTATGTAACGGAACTCGCAATATATCAATGGAAAAATGGCGAGTGGGTGAATATGAGAGATCCATTATGGGCAACTCTCTAAAAATGTTTTTTATTTTATTAATAAAATGAAGGAGAAAACAATGGCTTTAAATGTAAAATTTATTAAAGGTACTGCTGCGCAGTACGAAGCTTTAGGCGTAAAAGATGCTAATTCCTTTTATTATATTGATGGAAGTCAGTTATATTTAGGCGGAATTAAGTTGTCTAATAGTGACGAGGTGGCAGCTGCAGTTGCAAGAGTTGGACAAAATGAAACAGATATCAAAACACTGCAAGATAATTTAAAAGCATTAGTTGGTTCTGACACTGGTTCTATTGCCGATATGGTAAAAGCTCTTGAGGATAAATTACAACCTCAAATTACCAGTAATAAAGAAGCTATTGATGCTATTAATGATACTGATACTGGTATTTTAGCACAAGCTAAAACTTACGCTAAAGCGCAAGCCGATGGAAAAGATAGCGCAATTGCAGCAGCCCAGAAAGCTGGAGATGATGCTCAAGCTGATGTTAATGCTTTAAAAACAAAAGTTGGTACCATACCAGATGATAAAACAGTTGTAGAAATGATCTCTGATGCGCAAGCCGCAGCTACTTATAATGATACAGAAGTAAGAGATCTTATTTCTAGTAATACAACTGCTATTGAAAAAGCTCAATCTGATGCAGGCAAAGCTCAAAGTGCAGTCGACACTTTAGCAGAAAAAGTTGGTGAGCCTACAGAGGGTAAAACAGTAGTTGAAATGATTACTGATACTCAAACAGCTGAAAAGGTTACAATTACTACTAAAGATACTACTGAAGGATATTTAAAATCTTATACTGTAAGACAAGGCGAGACTCTTGTAGGAGTAATTGATATTCCTAAAGATCTTGTAGTAACAGAAGGTAAGATTGTTGTAAATCCAGAAGGTCAAACCGCGGGTAAATATATTCAATTAACAATTGCTAATCAGACAAATCCGCTTTATATCAATGTTCAAGACTTAGTTGATGTATATACTGCGGCGGCTAGCGCGTCTCAAGTTCAGATTGCAATTAGTGATACTAATGAGATTAGTGCAACTATTGTAGCTGGATCTATTGGAACTGCTGAATTAGCTGATGGTGCGGTTACGACTGCTAAAATTGCAGATGGCGCAGTAGTAAGAGGAAAATTAGGCAAAGATGTTCAAGAGTCTTTAGACTTAGCAGATAGCGCGTTACAAGAATCTGATATCTCAGGGCTTAAATCTGATGTTTCTGATATTCAGACTAGTCTTGCTGCAGGTGGAGCTACCGCAGAGGCAATTGCTGATGCGAAGAAAGCCGGCACTGATGCTCAAGCTAGCGTTACTGCATTAGATAATAAAGTTGGTACTCTTCCAGAAGGAAGCTCAACTGTAATTGGTTATGTAAATGCCAAAGTAGCTGGCGTAAAAGATTGGACCGATGATATTGCAACCGCTAAATCTGAAGCTATCTCTGCGGCTGCTACTGATGCAACTAGTAAAGCAAATGCTGCAGAAACCGCAGCTAAGGCTTATGCAGATGGTCTTGCTAAGAACTATGATGCAGCTGGAACAGCACAGAGTTTAATTGAAGGTTTAGATGTAACTGATACTGAAGTTACAGGTCAGTATGTTTCTGCTGTAGCTGAACAAGATGGTAAAGTTATTGTAAGTAGAACTTCACTTCCAAACTATGATAATACCTATGATGCTAAAGGCGCTGCAGATCAAGCTTTAACTTCTGCCAAGTCCTATACAGATGGTAAGGTTGATGAAGCACTTACTTGGACTTCAATGGCTAGCTGATAATTAATAAGATTTTTAAGCGGAGACTATTTATATGAATAGTTTCCGCCTATTTTAAATAATATAGTAACTAAAGGAGAAAATTATGGCATATAATGTTAAGTTTTTAAAAGGTACTCAGACAGCTTACGATGCTTTAACAACAAAAGATCCAAATACTTTCTATTATACAGATAGTACTAATTTGTATTTAGGGGATATAAAATTATCTAACGGATCAGATGTTGCTACAGCATTAGCAAAAATTGGAACTGCAAATACAGATATATCCAATTTAAAAACGGCGGTTGGTACATTATCTAGTTTAAATACAACAGAAAAAAGCAATCTGGTTGCCGCAATTAATGAGGTATTAAGTAAGGTAAATGCGGATGCAACTTCTGCGGCAGTCACTGTTGAAGAAGATTCCAATTCAGCTTATGCTAAAGTTTATAATGTAAAACAAGGCGGAACTACAGTAGGAACTATTAATATTCCTAAAGATATGGTAGTTAAATCTGGTACTGTTGAAGTAAATCCAACAGGACAAGACGCGGGTACTTACATTGTTCTTACTCTTGCAAACGCAAGCTCTGATAAGATTTATGTAAATGTTGGTTCTCTTGTTGATGTTTATACTGCACAGGCTTCCGCAGCACAGGTTCAGTTAGTTGTTAATTCTTCTACAAGAGAAATCAGCGCAAGTATCGTTGCGGGATCTATTAGCTCTACAGAATTAGCAAGTGATTCAGTAACTACTGCTAAGATTGCAAATAGTAATGTAACAAAAGCTAAATTAGATTCTTCTGTTCAGACTTCTCTTGGTAAGGCGGATAGCGCACTTCAAAGTTCCAGTATCACGACTGGTAGCACTAATGGTACAATTGCGGTTAGTGGTACCGACGTATCAGTTAAAGGACTGGGTTCAGCAGCTTACACTGCAAGCACCGCTTATGATAAATCTGGTGCAGCTTCTGCGGTATTAGGTACTTCAACTGATGCTTCAACCGCTGCAACCGTATATGGTGCTAAAGCATATGCTAAGAGCTATGCAGATGGACTTGCTGGTAACTATGCAACTGCCGCTCAGGGCGCGAAGGCTGATTCCGCTGTACAATCTATAGCAACTGGTACCTCAAATGGTACTATTTCTGTTGATGGTACGGATGTTTCTGTTAAGGGATTAGGTTCCGCTGCATATGAGACTGTGGGTTCTGCAAATGGTAATGTACCAGTCAATGGATCTGCTCTTGGCACTACAGCAAATGTTCCAGTTGTAACCAATACTAGTGGTCAGTTAATTCCTCATGCTAGTGGAGCTCTTGGAACTGCGGCATTTGCGGCTAGTAGTTCTTTCGCAACTGCTGCGCAAGGTACTAAAGCTGATACTGCTCTTCAATCATCTAGTATTACAGCTGGCACCTCAAATGGTACAATTGCAGTCAGTGGTACTGATGTAGCAGTAACTGGCTTAGGATCTGCGGCATATACAGCATCTAGTGCATATGCAACAGCAGCTCAAGGTAGTAAGGCTGATAGTTCTGTTCAGAGCGTGTCTCTTGCATCTGGTACTAATAATGGTACAGTTAAATTAACTGTTAATGGAACTGCTACAGATAATATCGCAGTTAAAGGTCTTGCTTCTGCGGCTTATAAAACTGCGGGTGCCGCAAGTGGTAATGTACCTTTAAATGGCGCTGCTTTAAGTAAAACTGCTAACACCCCTGTTGTAACTGATGCGTCTGGAAACTTAGTTTCCCATGCAAGTGGAGCATTAGGAACTGCTGCTTTCACTGCATCAAGTGCTTATGATGCTTCTGGTGCGGCGAACACGGCTTTAACGAACGCGAAGGCTTATACTGATAGTCTTCTTACTTGGGGGACCATCTAAAGATCTTTCTATTAGTTTGGTATTTTTTCTTTAATTGATTTTTAATTATTTTCATTTTTTAATGAAAAAAAGAGATATTAAATGAAAAAATAAATTTTAATTGCTCTTTGTAATTTTTTAATTGCAAAGAGCAATTTTTTATTAGATTCTATTTTTATAAAAAAAAGGAGATATAAAAAATGGCACTTTTTCAGCCCTATAAAATAGATGACTCTAATTTATCTTCTTTACCAATAAAAGAAGGGCAATATATTCTTACCACAGGTGGAAAAGCGTATTTTGATAATAGTGATACAAGCCGTATACAGTTATTTCCAGACGCTATAAAAAGTTTAAGTGTAAGCGGAAAAGTTATTACTTATACAAAAATGGATGGAACAACTGGAACTATTACTACTCAAGATAACAATACTTGGACTGCGAACTCAGCAACTGCTAATGGATATGTAACATCTGGAGAGGGGCAATACAATAAAGTTTGGAAAACTGACTCTACCGGAGCTCCTGCCTGGAGAGAAAATAAAGTATTACTTGATGAAAAAACTTATACTGGAATTTATGGATCTGCAAATGATTTTGCAAATGCAACTTTTTATTTTGGAACTGTTCGTCCAACAGATTTTTATAAAGAATGGCATGTAAAGTATCGTATTACAGCTTTTGTTCCAGATCAAAATAATTATAATGGACATTTTGAAGTAAATCTATATGGTTCTCAAAATGCAAGAACAGCATATAAATGTACAAATGCACATTATAGTACTTCATATTTATTATTATATTATCATGTTCTTTACTCTCTTACTTCTACTGGTTATACGAATGGTTATGGACATGCAATTGGTATTGGATTACGTAATAGCACAAATCCTACTTCATCTAGTTATCCTAGAACTTTTATTATTGATATTATTGAAGCTGACAACTGTATTGTTACTATGTTTGATAATATGATTAAATATGAATCCCTTCCTGGAACAGGCTCAACAAATTATAGTGGATATACTGAATATAATGGGCATAATAATGGATTACAAGAAACTGGTGATGACAATAATGTTGATCGTTTATTAGCAACCACTGGAAGTATTTATGCTGGAACTAATGGAATATATGGATATAATTTAATTATGCAAGATACTACAGGGGCATATCAAGCATTAACTACTAAACGTTCAATTGAGACTACTAAAACAAAGAATACTACTGGATTTTTACCATATCATTTATATTATTATAATTTAGGATCAGCTATAACTTCAGGGCAAGGTACAGCTGGATATACAATATACGATTCTTTACCTATAGATTTTAGATATTCTTCAAATTGTGGAAATACTCTTACTCCATATAAACAATTATATTTAAAAGGTACAATTGTAAATGGATTATTTTATCTTGCAGATACATGGTGGACTCAAGAGCTTCCAACTTCTGAAGATGGCTTTGTATATATGTATATAGGAATTACATATAGTAATTATCAAGTGCAATTAGTTACTAATAATCCGATTTATGAATATAGAAATGGGTATTTACAATTATATAATGAAAAATTGACTTGGATAGATGATTAATGGACAAAATAAATAAATCTTTTTATTGTTCTTTTAATAAAATTAAAAGAAATAAAGATTTAGATATATAAGAAAGGAGAATATTAGCAGAAATGGGTGCAGTATTTAAACCTTATAGAACTGATGAATCAAGATTAGATTTGCTTCAGAAAAAAGAGGGTCAATGGATAGTTACAAATCAAGGAAAAATTTATTGCGATATTAGTGATACTGAACGTATTTTATTATTTTCAGATGCAACTAAAGATATTTCGATAGATGGATCTACTATTATAGTTACTAAAGAGGATGGTAGCGTTTCTAGTTTACCTATAACTCAATTAGTATGGAGTGAATAAAAGGAGAAAATAAAATAATGGCAAACGTTTCTTTTATAAGAACTAAGGATCTTTCATCTAAAAGTGTTGTAGATGGACAGATCGTTTTTGATACAAGTGAAAATAAAATATATTTAGACGATGGCGATACTAGAAGGTTAATGGGCGGCGGTGTTGATGATATTACACTAAGTAGTATAGAAGCAGTTGAAGCTGCTACTGAAAAAGGATATCTAGTTGATGCCTTAGTTATTAAAGAGATTCTTGAAAATTTTAGTGGAGCCAAGTCCGTTTTGGTTAGCAGCTGGCTTGGCGGACAATTAAGTTTAACCGAGTCGATGACAACTGAAGAAATTGCTAATAAAATTAATGAATTTAGTTTAACTGGTAATGCTGCGGCATCAAATGTTGAAACAGGTAAAACATTTTATAATTCTAGTACAAGCAAAGTGACTGGAACTTTGAAAAATTTATCAGAAGAAACAACACTTGGTTATTCATCTACTTATCCAAACTCTAAAGTTATTTTGGGTAGCAAATGTATACAGTCTACTAACACAGATAGCGTTGTTAGAGTTTTAATTGAAAATAATACACGCGGAATAATCGAGAAAGGTTCATTGCTTGCCGTAGAGCCAAGCTTAGTAGCAACCGCAGTTGGATTGACTGCGGCGAAATTAGCGAAAAATCAGACCGTAATGGGTGTTGCGGGAACGTATACTTCGGATGCGACAGCAACTGCCGCATATATCTATAAGGATAAAACTGCATACGTAAATGGATCTAAATTAACGGGAACCATGACGGTTGGAACGTTAGGGTCTTTTAGTGCAGCTGCCTATAGTAAATCTCAAGTCACTTTGACATGGACAAATCCTGCTTATGCACCTAAGAATGGAACTTGTTTTAGCGGGGTGATCGTAAGATATCAAACAGGAAGTTATCCAAGTACTCCTACAAGCGGATCCCTTTATATGGGAACCGGGTCTAATAGCGCGGCATCCGGATCTTCTTCGTATACTGTAGGCAGCCTTTCTGCAAATACAACATATTATTTCCGTGCATGGTCTTATTTTACGTGCTCTGCCGGAAATTATACTATTAATAATACAACGGTAATGGTAAGCAGCAGCTATTTAAGTGCTACCGCCAAAACAACAGCAACTGGAACTGCAACTGTTAAGTCAAGCGGAACTTGGACGGTTCCAACAAATGTAAGAAGTATTACAGTAACAGCTATTGGCGGCGGTGGAGGTGGGTCTGTCGGCTATTATGATAACACCAGACCCAAAACCGCGTGGGGCGGAGCTGGTGGTGGCGGCGGTTATCAAACACAAACCACATGGTCTGTAACCCCAGGTAATACCATTACAATATCTATTGGTGCTGGAGGAACGGCAGGTGGATTCAGCGCAGGCGATGGAGGAACCACTACGGTGACATATGGATCTAGTTCTATTTCTGCTGCCGGTGGTGGTCATGGTGTAACTGCTAAATTAGGAGGATCTACAGGCGGCGTCGGAGCAACGACAGGTGGTACTGGCGCGGAAGTTATATCCAATAAACTTTCAGCTTTATCAAATGGCGGAAAAGGTGGTGTTGGAACCAATTTATATAATAACAGTTATTCTGGAGCCGGTGGTGGTGGCGGCGCTTTATACGATTACTATGATAGCGAAGATGAAAGTCAGAGTTATGACGTTATAGGTTCTGCTGGCACTGCATCTGCCGGAGGTGGTGCAGGAAGTTCTTCTTATTCATCAGCTGGGACATCTGGTACAGCAAATACCGGTGGCGGTGGTGGCGGAGGTTATGGAAGCATTAGTAACTATTCAACCGCAGGATCTAAAACTGCTGGTGGAGCTGGTGGCTCCGGCGTTGTTATCATAACCTACTAATATAAAAGGAGAATGTAATAATGATTGTACATGAAGTATTTGCACAGATTGCAAATAATGAAGTAAAAAATATCATTGTTTGTGAAGATTATGGGTTTGCAAACTATGTTACACAGGCAACTTATGGCGAAAATGCATTTGCAGTAGATTGCTTACAATATGCTTGTACTATTGGTGATAAATATCATGATGGAAATTTTTGGCGCGTAGATGAAGAAACCAATGAAGAAATTATGATTGAATATATACCAACAGAAAAAGAAGAAATTCAAATATTAAAAAATGAAACTGCGGAAACTTCAGAAGAAAATACAACATTGCAACTTGCATTAGTTGAGCAGTATGAAGAAAATTTAGCTCTTCAAGAAGAGTTAACAAATACTCAAATGGCAATTGCAGAAATTTATGAAACGATTGGAGATTAAAAATGGTAAGTTATATTGCAAGAGTATATGCAGATTTAATTCGTAAAAATAAAAAAAATTTCAAGGATGTTAAACCTGAAATAAAAGAAGAAGTAAAACAGGTTTTGATTGAAATTAATCGTGAAGATTTAATTGAAGAATAAAAGAGTTTTTAATAAACAAAGATGGAGAAGGCATGAAAGAAAATTATCATTTAATTGAGTATAAATTTAATACAGGAATTTACTCATTAGAAAAAATGTGTGAATTTGTCCAAAATCATAATATTTCAGAAGAAGATTTTCATTTTATTACTTCTTATAATTATAAAGCAATAAATAATGGGTGTGAGTAATATCACACCCATTTTTTTTTATTTTGGTTAAAAGAAATTAATTGTATTAATGTGTTTTTCTTTTTTAAAGAGAAAGGAGACTATTTGTGATGAAAATTGTTTATAATAAAAATAATACTCTAAGAATTATAGACTACAATGAAAAGGCGGATTTAGCAGATATTATTTTTTACATTCCAAAAGAATTAAATGGAAATTTTTATTGTAGAATTATAGATTCTAATAACAATGAAGATATATTAACATTATCTTACTCCGAAAGTGATAAAATGTATAATATATATAATATATCTTTAGATAATACCATTGCTTGTAAAGAAGGAAATTCTACATTATCTTTACTATATTTTAATAATTCTCAAATGAAATCTTCTGAAAATTTTTCTTTAGTTTTAACATATAATACTTTTACGTTAGGCAGTCAAATAAATTTAATTGAAAAATTATCTAAAGAAATATCTGGCATGTATAATAAAATTATTGATTTAACGCAAATGAATATAGATATTTATAAAGATATAAAGGAGGTATCTGAAAAATGATTACCACACCTCAAGACTATATAAAAAGACTTCAAGAGATTCAAGATAGCTATAATCCAACTGTAAAAATGATTAACTCGGATACCGAACCAAAATTTGAAATTGATGCAGATACTAGAACTATTAAAGTACCAAATGAGCTTCAAAATGTTGGAGTTTATAAAGATCATATGGCGGAAACTATTTATTTTACCATAGATAGATATTTTGATGATGTAGACTTAATGGATAAAATTTGTATAGTTCAATATATTAATGCAAATTCAGAACAATATGTTCATGCGGTAACTGATATTTATTTAAATGATACTCAAGATAAAATTATCTTTGGTTGGACTATTACAGATAATGTAACTTCCGCAGTTGGAAAAGTAGAATTTTCCATAAGATTTTATACTTTAGAAGATGAAAGTTTCACTTATAGTTTTAATACGATTCCTGCTTTTGTATATGTATTAAACGGATTGAATATTACAGATTCATCTGAAACTTCTCCAAGTCAAGATGATTTATCTCTTTTAGTAAGTAAAATTAATATTGCTATAAGTAACTTGGATAAAAAAGATCCTGTTAATTATAATAATTTAGAGAATAAACCTAGTATTAATGGCGTACTTCTTGAAGGAGATTTAACAACAGAAGATTTAAAAATTGAGGCGGGCGGAAAAGTTCCTGAGAATGTTTTAACAACAGATAGCGTTGATACTGAATTATCTGATATTTCTGAGAATCCAGTTCAAAATAAAGTTATTGATAGCAAAATTAAAGAAATTGTTGCGGCCGCCGCGCTAAAAGAAGATCTTTCTAATACAAATAATGATATTAATACTTTAAAAGGTAATATTGTTACACTAACAGAAAAAACTGATTCTACAAATAAAAATGTTAAAGATTTATCTGGAGAATTAGATAAATTAAAAGAAGAAATTCAAGGATTAACTTATGTTCCTATTGAAATTTCTAGTTTTATAAATAATATAAATGAGGCGGAAAAGGGTCAAGTTATTAATAATATAATTTTAGATTGGGATTATAATAAAATTCCAACAGAATTATTATTAGACGATGTTAGTATTGAAACTAGTTTAAAAACCTATACGCTTTCCGCACAAAATATAAATTCTGATAAAATTTATACATTAACCGCAAAAGATAGTCAGAATAATTCTTCAATAAAAACTACTTCTATTACTTTTGTTGATGCTATTTATTATGGCGCAAAAGAAGAAAGTGAATATGATAATACTTTTGTTCTTTCTTTAAATAAAAAATTAGCAAAAGATAAAGATCAAAGTGTAACTATAAACGCTAATACAAATCAATATATTTATATTTGCACTCCTGTCGCTTTTGGAGAATGTAATTTTAGTGTTGGTGGTTTCACTGGCGGTTTTGAAAAGATTCAAGAAATTTCAGTTACAAATGGCTATAATTATACAACTAATTATAATTTATATAAATCAGTTAATCCTAATTTAGGAGAAACTACAGTGCAAATTTATTAAAGGAGAAAAAGGATGGGAAAATATAACGGTAATACAGAATTAATTTCTGGATTAAAACAAAAAAATAATGGCAATTTCCCTTTAATGGAAGCTAGCGCAATTCAAGTTGATGATGAAGGAACTCGATTAGATGAAAAACTTAAAAAGTTAGAAGATACGAGCGAAATTGTGAATGACGTTTTAGCTTCTGAAACAGTTTCTAAAATCCAAGCAAATATATCATCACTTCAAAGTGGATTAGATGCTAATACAAAAGAAATCTCAGATATTGGAACCGAAGTATCTAATTTATCTGGTAAGATAGACGATTTAGATATAAAGGGTAATGAATACGATATCTCTTATCAAGATAATATTTTAACTTTATTAGAAAATGATGAAGTAAAAACTCAAGTTACCATTGCGGGCGGCGGTGGTACAGGAGAATCTACTACTATTACTATTGATAGAATTACTCCTTCTACAGCGGTAGCATTGCTTGGTGATGATGTTATTATTAAATATAAATTTACTAGCGTAGATTCAGTAGGAGATGATACTGGAACTGCAACCGCAACATGGACGGTAGGTGGAAGAACTGTTGCAATTGAGATTATTAATCAAGGTGAAAACTCTTTTAATTTAAAAGAATATTTATCCGCTGGAAATAATGATGTAAAAATTTCTATTACCGATAGCGCAGGTAGCATCGCAACTAAAAGATGGACTATTAATGCTATTGATATGTATATTACATCTACTTTTAATGATACCCAAGTTTATGATGGCGATGTAGTATTTAGATATTCTCCATATGGTGATATTGAAAAAACAGTTCATTTTGTTTTAGATGATGAAGAACTTCCAACTGTTATAGTCTCAACCTCTGGAAGACAGCAATCTATTACAATTTCACATAAGCCGCATGGAAGCCATTCATTAAAAGTTTATTGTACTGCATTAATTAATGATGTAACTATTACAAGTAATACATTATATTTTGACATTATGTTTATTGATGAAGGTAATTCAACACCTATTATCAGATGCGCATACGATGGCTCTAATGCTAGTCAATATACTGCAAAAGTTATAAAATATTCTGTTTATACTCCAGGAAACTTAACTTCCAATGTAAGTTTATCTATTGATGATAATATAGTTTCTTCATTAGTTGTAGATAGAACAGAGCAATCATGGAACTATAAACCAAATGATTTTGGTGAAAAAGTTTTAAAAATTACTTGCGGAAGTGTAGAAAAAGTATTAAATGTAACAGTTGATAAATTCCCTTATGAAATTAGTCAAGTTACAGATGGCTTAGAATTTGACTTTAATCCAAATGGTAGAAGTAATAGTGATGAAAACTATACTGATTATCAATATGGTGATTATAAAATGTCAGTTTCAGATAATTTTGACTGGCAGAATGGTGGATGGAAAGTAGATAGTGATGGTAATTCTTACTTTTGTGTAAAAGCTGGAACTACAATGACTTTAGATTATCCACTTTTTGGTAGTGATGCTAAAACTTCTGGTAAGGATTTTAAATTCATTTATAAGGCTACTTTATGTAAAGACTTTAATGCAAAAGTTATGGAGTGTCTTGTAAAAAATATTGGTGTTCAGGTCAATGCGCAAAACGCTATTCTTTCTGCAGGCGGAACTACTTTAGATGTTCCATATATTGAAGATAAATATATGGAATTAGAGTTCAACATTCAGCCAAGCTCGACATATAGTGAAATGATGGCTTTAATTGATGCTGACCCTAGTAAGATTGCGGTTTATTCAGAAACAGATAACTTCGATCAGAGAAGTCTAAATAATGGTGAATTTGTTCCTATTGTTTTTGGTTCAGATGATTGCGATGTTTGGATTTATCGTTTCAAAGCATATAATAAACACTTAAATGATGATGAAATCATGGACAATAGAATTGCAGACGCACCAGATTCTGCGGAAATGGCTAATAGATATTTAAGAAACTTAATTGTTAATGCTCAAGGCGAAGTTGATTATGACTTAATTTCTAAAGTATGTCCAGACCTAAGAGTTATTTTGATCACCTGTCCGCGATTCACAAAAGGTAAAAAAGATAAAGTAGCTGGATGTACGGTTCAACATATTTATACAAAAGGTGGAGCTAAGCACAATTGGACTGCGGAAAATGTTACTTTATCAGGCCAGGGAACTTCATCTGATAACTATGGCGATTCTTCAAGAAATATGGATATTGATTGTACTAAAACAGTATTTAAATTCTCAGATAATACAGAGTCTTCTGTTTATAGCATGACTGATAATAGTATTGGAGAAGCTTATTTTAATATTAAAGTGAATGTAGCTTCATCTGAAAACGCTAATAACTCGAGATTCCAAGATGATTATCATACATATCAGCCATATTTAAGAGAGGCTCGACAGAAAGACTCAAGAGTAAGAGACACAATGGAATTTCATCCATGCGTTATCTTTGTTCAAGAAACGGATACTGGCGAAGCTACTCAGTTCTCAGATGGAAAGATGCATTTCTACTCTTGCGGAGATTTTGGTAACTCAAAGAAAAATCATACTGCTTTAGGAATGGAAACTGACAATCCATTAGAATGTATTGTTGAAATTGATAATAATACAGATGTAATATGTAGATTTAAATCTGATGACCTAAGTGAAGAAACTTGGGATGGTAAACACGCTATTGAATTTAGATATCCAAGTATTGATTCTTTAGAAGAAAGCGTTGTAAATATTCTAAAAGCAAATGTTCAAAGATTATGGACTTGGGTTGTTTCTACAGATGCGGACGCCGCAACTAATAGAGCATTAAATGAAACAGAATTAAAAGATGTTGCTAAATGGGGCAAGACCTACACAACGGATTCTGCTGAATATAGATTAGATAAATTCAAATATCAATTTGAAGATTATTTTATAAAAGATTCTATCTTATATCACTACTTATTTACAGAAAGACACTGCATGGTAGATAATAGAGCTAAGAATGTATTTATTCATACAAGTGATGGATTGCATTGGGATGCTATTTTTGACTATGATAATGATACCGCGGATGGTAATGATAACGAGGGTGGATTGACTCTTGAGTATGGCTTGGAAGATATTGATAAAATTGGAGATAGAGATGTATTTAATGCAGCTGATTCAGTTTTATGGGTAAATGTTAGAAAAACCATGTTTAATGATTTAAGAACTTTATATTTAGACCGAGAGAGTGCGGGCGCTTGGAGTGCAAGCCGCATCATTCAGAAGTTTTATGATTATCAATGGGTAAAACCAGAAAGACTTGAATTAGTAGATATGAGAAGAAAATATATTCGTCCATATGAAACTAAAACATATGATTATGAAATTCCTGTAAACAGTACTCAAGCTTATCTTCCTATGCTATACGGAAGAAAAGAGCATCAGAGAAATAGATTTGAAACTTATGAAGAAAAATACATAGCTTCTAAATACACAGGTGGCGTAGCAACTCAAGATGTAGCTACTCTTAGAGCTTATGCAAGAGGAGATATTAAGGTAACTCCATATGCGGATATGTATGTAAATATCAAAGCTGGAAGCTTAGAATTTAATCAAAGAGCTAAGAAAGGTGAAGAGGTCACTTTCTCACTTCCATCAGATGCTATTTTAAATGATACTGAAACTTATATATATACTTCTTCTTTAATTCAAAAAGTAGGAGATTTATCTGCTTTGCGTCCTGGCTATTGTAATTTCTCTATGGCAAGCAAGCTACAAAGATTGCCAATTGGATCTGGAGATTCTAGTTATTCTAACTCTAATCTTACTAATCTTGATCTTAAGAGTAATGAATTATTAGAGTATTTGGATATTAGAAACTGCCCTAAATTCAGTATGGCGTTAAATCTAACAAATTGTACTAGATTAAAAGAAATTTATACAACAGGCACTAATTGTAGTGGTGTTGTTTTTGCAACGAATGGACTATTAGAAATTGCAGAATTAAATGCTATTCAAAGTTTAATTGTTAAAAAGTTAGGATATGTAAAAAAACTATTTTTAGAATCATATGATAATGTTAATAGTTTAGTATATGAAAGCTGCCCTTCTATTGATAGTTTAGATTTAGTTAAAAAGTGTATTAATTTATCAAGAATTAGAGCTACTGGAATTGATTGGCTTCTAGCAAATACAGATTTATTAAATAATATTTATAAAATGACAGGTATTGATGAAAATAACTCTAATACAAATAAATCAGTACTTGCGGGTTCTGTAACAGTTCCAGCTATCAGACAGCAAGAGTTAGATAGATACACTGCCGCATGGACTAACTTAAAAATTAATTATGAAGATATGGTAACTCAATATACCGTAACTTTTAAAAACTGGGACGATACAGTACTAACAACAGTATTTGTAGATGCGGGAGAGTCTTGTGAAGATCCTATTGAAAGCGGTCTTATAAATACTCCTACAAAAGAAAAGGATGTACAATATACTTACACTTTTAGAGAATGGGATGTAAATTTAAGTAATCCTGTTTTAACTAATATTACTGTAAAAGCTTTATATGATAGTGAAATCAGAAAATATACAGTTCGTTGGTTAGATGAATTAAATCAAGCATGGAAAATTGTTACAGTTGATTATGGAACATCTGTTGAATATGATAAAGAAAATCCTACTAGGGCGGCTAGTGGAATGACTTATTATTTATTTGATGGTTGGGATAAAGCAACGACTTTTATTGATAGAGACTTAGATGTAAAGGCAAAATGGCAATCTGGAATAATTCCAGCAATTGGACAGGTAGAGACTTATGAGCTGACTCCCGCGCAAATCTATGGTCTTGTTGATAAAGATTATATTCCAAACTATTTCGAAGATGCCGATTATATAAATGTTCAAATGGGTTATATGCCTACTTTTACAAATATAGAAGAACAGGTTTTAGTAAGTGAACCTTATATATTAAATGGAACTTCAACCTATATCAATACTGGAATTAAATTATTTGATGAAGATAGAAGTTTTACAATTGCTTTTGACTTTACAATGGGATATAAAGCTAGTGGAAAAGGAACTATATTATCTTGTTATAATGAGTATTCAACCTCTGATCTAACTGTTGGCGGTTTTACCTTATCTTCTACTAATAATAGTGTTCCAACGTTTAAATGGGGACCAAATGCTTCTCAAACCATTAACTCTTATAAACCAACAGAAGATAATCAATATAGAGAAATGTGTGTAATTAGACATATTAAAGGTGATAATAATATTTATTTATACACCAATGATAGATTTACAACAAATGATGTTGTAGAAACAATTTTAAAACATACTTTACAAACTTCAATACCCAATGTTTTATCTATTGGCGCAGAAATTGAGTATAATGGAACGAAAATTAAGAATTATGCAACAGGAACTGTTAATTATGCGAAAATTTGGTTTGGTGATTTAGGAGAAGAAGAATGTAGAAAAATTTGTTCTTGGACATACGGGCTTCATAAATTTGAATATTGCGGAACTGAGCGCTATGAAGTTGTGGGCGCCGCAAGATATTCAAGTGGTTCTTTTGTTGCAAAGGAGCTTTTAGATGGCTTATATCCAATCCATTCAAATAGTAATAATACTGGCGGATGGAATACAAGTGATATGAGAGAATGGCTAAATAAGAAAATGTATGCTGCTGTTGATCCTCTTTGGAAGCAATTAATTAAACAGGTACAAATTAAATCTATTAGAGGCGGTTCTTATTCAGAATCTGATGAAACAAAATCAGAAATTTTAACTTCTAGTGATTATTTATACATTCCTTCTATTGCAGAAGTTGATAGCACTTATAATAAATCTCCTTATTCTCTTGAAAAGAAAGAGGAAGATGGACCATATTCAATGTTTACAAATGATGCTTCAAGAATTAAATATATTATTAATACAGAAACTCCAAACTTCTATTATTTAAGAACACCTTCTCTTACAGATTCTTCTTATAACGCGCATGTAACCTCAAAAGGTAAAACAGGCTTAAGATATAATCAAGATGAGACTGTTGACATGTGGAATACGACATCTACTCCTGGCGGAATTTTAGTTGCATTCTCAATTTAATAGGAGGTCATAATGTATTATTATAAATTAATGAAAGATGATGAATTAATTGGAATGGTTGATTCTTTTGCATTAAGAAAATATCAAAAGAAACATGATATATTATTATGTTGTAGTGAAGCAGAAGCTCAATATGTGCAATATAATAATATAATTTATAGAGTAGGGTGGCTCAATCCAGAGCCGCCTGAAATTAAAGATAAATACGAAATGATTGATATGATTTTAATAGATCAAGATGAATATGAAAACTGGATTGAAAAAAACCAAAGCTAATTTTTAAATCTTGAATGCGGGCGTTTGCTATGCGAGCAGATATAAGCATAAAAAAATGGGAAGTGATTAATTTCACTTCCCATTTAATTTTTATTTTACAGCTGCATATCTCTCTGATGTAATAGCTTCAAGGCAAAGATCCCATCCAGTTTTACCAGTGAGAATCTGTTTAAAGATACTAGGAGATGCGCCGCTTACAAATGAAACATTTGGACCAGCATCAAGGATAGTGTCTTTAGAAGCATTAACATTCCAATAAACTAACTTAGGCATTTTTAATCCACAAGCTTCCCATTCTTTTCTAATCCATTCCATTTCAGTACACGTCCTGCTAGAGTCCCAATAACCATATGACATACTATCAATCTGCATATCAGAAATAATAACAACAGTCTCTAATCTGTCTTCTGGTTTTGTTTTTAAACTAACATTTTTTAAAAGATCAAAAGTAGCTTTAATATTGGTGTTTTCACATAAATTAGTCTTATAAATTCTACGAACTTTATCTACAAAGTCTACTCCCTGAATATGAATTAACTGCGGTTTTGAAGAGAAACTAATATAGTGATCTTTAAAAGGTCCACCAACTCGTTCTGCACAATACATTCCAAGACCAATAGCCATATTAATTGGAGCAGATGCCGAAGTCCCAGTCATACTTCCCGATGTGTCTACAACGCACATCATTTTGCAAGGTTTTCCTTCAAGATAATCTTCAAGTCCATTCCAATATTTTTCAAGCATTGCTCTGTCTATATCAGAAAGGTAATTAAAACGATAACTCCATTTATCTCCGCGTTCAGTAGCTTTATAGACTACTTCATAAGGATAAAGAGTTTTAGCGTTAACTGTAATATTTTCATCTTTTGCAAAAGTTTCATATTTTTTAGCAATAATATCTCTACGAGCAAAAGCGTTCTTATAGATTAATCCAGCCTTTGATGGAATCTTATCAAATTCAATTTCATCCCATCTATTTGCAGACATAAGTCTTTCAAGTACATTAATTCTCTTACGCAGTTCAGAAAGAACTTTTCTATACTGTCTGTGCGTAAAGCCAAGATATGATCTTACAATATTTGCTAATCTTTTAGTCTCTGCGGAAGATGCATTCTCAGATGGAAGCCATTTTGCAAGCAGAGATGGAGTTTTGCACTGAACATCAAGAGCTAATTGTTCCTTAATAAAGCCAAGGGCATGTTTTTCTAGCGGAGTGCCAATACAAGAGTAAAGTACATCGTCCCATCTACGATAAGTAGGAATGTTCTCTAAGTTGCGGGCTGCCGCCTCAGGATGCTTATTAGCCAGCCATTTGAAACATGTACGAAAGAATCTACGCTCTCCCTGACCGCCGCGACAATCTGCAATATAAAATAAACATTTAAGCGCTAAGGTCTCATCCTCTTCAAATGCATTTTTAAAAAGTAGAATACAATCTTCATCACTTCTTTTGCGATAACTAGCGCCCAATGCAAAAAGATCATATACCGCAGAATTGGTAGTTTTATGAGCCAGCGCGCCATTTTCAGTATAAGTAAAGTTAGTTGCGTTTTTAAGATTTGTCATAAATGAGTTTTCCATATTCCCTTAATCTCCTTTTAATCTTTTAGATTTGGTAATTTTCATTACCTAATAATGCTCTTTTGGCAGAGGAGGTCTCTTCTGCGCTCAACCTTTTTCTCCAGGCTTCTTGTTTAGCTAAGACAAGGTTCCTTTTGATTATTACGGACTTATACCGCCCCTCCCAAAAGAGCATTATCTTTTCTTTATATAAATACTATATCATAATTTTTTATTTTTCAAGCTATCCATTAATTCTTGATAAATAATTGTTTCTACTTTATCTAAATCAAAATCAGATTCAATAATTTTAATTGTATTTTGAGATCCCATTACTTCAAAAATTAGCATAGGATTTTCCTGTGTTGCTCTTTGCATTGCATAGTTCATAAAATTTTGAAGAAAATAAATAGCATCATCAGAATTTTCAAAAAGAATAATTTTTCCTTTATTTTGGAAGTAATAATTTTTACTTAAATCTTTAATACATAACATATTTTAATCCCTTTCTCAAAATAAGTTAATTTATTTATTACATTTTCTATTTTTCAATAGGAAAGGATGATGTGAAATGAACAATAATCAAAACATTAATGATTTATTTTTAATGATTGCTTTATATAATAGTTGCTTAGGACTTTATAATAGTTCATTAAATACAACAGAAGAAGATAATCAAAAAGCAATCATGGATAAATTGAATAAAATTGATGCGGATTTACAAAAAATAAAAGCGGCTATTCATATAGAATAGTCATTTTTTTATTAAGTGGATAGAGAGATTTGAACTCTCGCGCATATAGCTTACTGGTTTTGCAGACCAGCTCCATAAGCCACTCGGACATATCCACATTAAATTACAAGAGACAAAATTTTTTACACTTTATAAATTGGATTTAAAATAAAGAATCTTGTTATTATTAAAAATTGCTGTGCGTCTCTTATTAAATCTCCTAAAGAGGATTCGAACCTCTATCCTCTTAGATCAATCAGCGCTCTAACCATTAAGCTATTAGGAGTGAAGTCTACGGCAATTCCGATCTCCGTAGACTTTTAGGAAAGGGATTTTGATAATGGACTAGACAAGAAAGATATTTATAATCTATCGTTGTTAATTTATTCTAAATATCTCAAGAAATGAATAAATTTTTCTACGCTCTAAAAAGAGAAATCTTTTAATATCATCATAGATAGAATTAATTGTTATTATACTTATACAATTTGCAGTTATCTTGTCTAAAGCACCATAAGGTAGTCGAAACCTCGTCCGATGATTGGAAGTCATCTATTCTATCCGTTGAACTAATGGTGCAATATTTAACAACTAAAGATTAAGCGAATTTATATTTCATAATCACTTTAAATGCGGAGGCTAACTCTAATCTCCCTCACATACTTAATCAAACTATTAGAGCAAGTTTTATTCAGTTGTTAAAAGCTCCTATCCGGAATCGAACCAGAAAGAAGAGGTTACAAAGCTCTCATTTTACCGTTAAATTATAGGAGCAAAAGATGCTAAAGCATCTAATATATTATTTATCAGTTGTTGCTTTCTTTAAACAAGACTTAGCTTCTTTAATTAAAGTTTTACTTTTAAGAAGTTTTTTATTATATCCATTCAATAAGAACTGTTTAGAAGTTTCCTGCGCGGTTGCCGCTTCTTCAGTTTCTTTGATAAGATCTTCCTCTTTTAATTTCTTAGCATTTTTAATAGCATTTCTAAATTTCTGTTCTCTCTTGTAAACATCATATTTATTTTTAATATTTCCAAATCCCAATGCATTAGTACCTACAAGTGCCCAGCCTTTTGACATTCTTAAATCTTTCATTATAAAATTCCCTTTCTTGTTTTTCTTTTGATATAATAATTATATCATAAAATTTTTAAAAAATCAAATTTTTTAAATATCTCTACAAGGAATCGAACCTTGATTAAATGATTAGAAATCATTTGTTCTTTCCATTAAACTATAAAGATAAAAAATCTCTAACTTGGCGGGGGATAAAGTCCATACCCCATACTTTAAATTACATCGACATTTTGCCTAATAACCTAATTATTACCTTTCACGCTAGAGATTTAATACTCCATATAGGACTTGAACCTACATTACTAGTTCCGTAGACTAGTGCTCTTTCCATTAAGCTAATGGAGCAAAATGAGAACTTAACCTAAGCTTTTTTGTCGTTAGAAAACATTATCTTGTTCTCAAGGTGGGTGGATTAAAGATCTTAATATCTAAACGCTGTCCGCCAGCAGCTCAGCTTTTATCGTATCTAACTAAGTAACGGAATTATAACGCTTTTTCTGCGGATGGTGTCGATATATTCGCAAAGAGACTAGCCTCACTCTTTAAAAGGTTCGCGAACTCGATCAGAGTAACTTTCCATCATTATATTTTTATTAAATTGGTTTCCAACCAATTAAACTGGCGGTCTAGGATTTGAACCTTCAGAGGGTCCAGTACTACCAGCCTACACCAACCGCCAATAACTAGAGGCAAATGGATTCGAACCATTTAAAAAATTTTTCATCATAAATTTTTATTTACCTTTTTTAAAATTGCTGTATGCCTCTTAACAGCCCCTACTGGATTCGAACCAGTCCAACACACGGAGTCAAAGTCCGCGGCCCTTCCATCTAGGCTAAGGAGCTAAAAACAAAGCACATTTTGTTAGTTTTATTTGAATAATAGTCAAATCCTAATAAATTTTTGCTGTATGTGCTTTTCATTTATAGCATAAAATTTTTTAAAAAATCAATTAATTTTGATTTTTAAAGGTGACTAAAGGGAATTGAACCCTTATATGCGGATCCACAAACCGCCGTTCTACCATTAAACTATAGTCACAATCGGAATGACAGGATTTGAACCTGCAAGTCTCTTGAACCCAAATCAAGCGCGATCCCAAATTACGCTACATTCCGAAACACAAGACGCCTTGTTTCTTTTGCTCTACCAATTGAGCTATTTTCAATTTTATAATAACTTGAAAAACAGGAATCGAACCCGCAACTTTCTATTTTTGCAGTGTGCGTCTTTTAGTATTTTTAATAACAAGACAGAATTATTAATTTTATTAGCGTTTACCTAAATTAAATGTTAATATAATTAAATATTTGATTTTTGCTGTGTCTGTCTTTCTTATTATATAATAATTATATCATAAAATTTTTAAAAAATCAAATAAAAATATTAATTATCGTCCCAATTGATATCTTCTAAAAAATCTAACCAATCTATCATTTCATCTTCAAAAGAATCAATTTGAGCTTTCATTTTATCTTCAAATCTTTTTTCTTGTAAGGTTTTTATATGGCGTCCGCGCCAATCCTTACCTCTACATAAAGGACAAGAACAATGAATCTTTCCTTTTGAGTACATACCATCATAAGGATATTCCCAACCACTATGATATTTTGAACAAATCTTTTTCTTGCGGTTAATATGCTTTTTTCGCATCCGTCGATAATAACCTCTACTATGATTCATAGCATTCATCTCCTTAGCGCCGCACACAGGATTCGAACCTGCAAATCCTTTCAGATCAACGCATTTCAAGTGCGCTTCTTCACCACCCAGACATACGGCACATAGTAGCTTAAAAGCTACATGTTTTTAATAATTTCATCAATTGCTTTATAAGCTTTTGACTCTTCTGCAATAGAATCAGAGAAATATTTCTGCATATTTGCATATTTAGATTCTGCGTTAATAAGATCTTTTTCAGCTTTCTGCATTTCTTTAATAGCTCTTTTACTGCGTTTTGTTGCTACTTTTGCATTACAGCGGGCTATAGCTAACTGAACACCTTTATCCAGGTCAAATGAATCTCGCGGATCAAGCCTAGCAATTCCTCGAACTGTTTTTCCCGCATAAGTAGATGTTGCTATAACTTCATTTTTGCCATTGGTAAAAATTTTGTAATTAGAAAACTCCATTTTAAATCTCCTTTTATCTCTTTTTTAATAACGACACTAACTAGACTCGAACTAGTACGCCGAATAAACGACTACTCTGTGATTAGCAATCACATGCCTTACCAAATTAGGCTTATAGTGCCATAAGCTAATAGTTTTTATAACATCTAGAATGTAAGATCTTGTTCGATCTTAGTTACAAAAACTTTCGCTAATACGGAAAGAGGGCTACGATCCCTCACGCCTTTCAGCACAGGCTTCTAAGACCCGCATGTCTACCAATTCCATCATTTCCGCAAATATTGAGTAGAGAAAGTATCTTTAAGATACTCAAGCATAACGATTTTTCCTCATTTAACCTCTATGAAAATCTATAATACTATGCTCAAAAATTAGAGTCCTCAATTAAATTAATGATTAGCTACCTCTCAAAACTAATCGGATAGAAACTTACTCACCCCTAGGTTTTGTCCTTACCTTATGAGTTCACTTCAGTTCTATCACAGTTGTTTTATGGACAAATCGTGAAGAGGTTTTTAATAATTAGTTCGCAGACTTATTTATACTCTTTAGCTTCAACTCGTTTTTCAGAGTTTTTAAGCCACTGTCTATATTATATATAAATCAGTGCTTAGTACGGATGACGGGACTTGAACCCGTAAGACCTAAGTCAGGGGATTTTAAGTCCCCGGTGTTTGCCGATTTCACCACATCCGCTTAATGATTTCTAAGCGCCCCCACCCTTCTTAGAATGATTACCGCCCTCAGCATTTATTAACACGCTGTAGTAATCCCAAATTTCAATTTTGACTTTTACTACAATAGCCCAAAGTCAAAAAGCTATCATAAGGTTCGCTAATCTTTAGCGCGACTATCTCTCTACAAAGGATATTTCCGAGTTATCTTTTAGTTCTTTTACCTTATGTTGGCGGTAAACCAAGTGACGAGGAAATATCAATGCCACCTCTAAAACCGATCCTAAGATGTCTGTCTATCATTATTTTATGTGATAATAATTACAAACACGCTCTTTCTTTTGCCTCGTGGATTGGAGGGCAAGTTTATTTTTTACTTCTTTACTTACGCTAGAAGTGCTCTTGTCGAGCAAGTGGGCGGGGTTGGACTCGCACCAACGGTGTTTCATTGTGGGAGATTTACAGTCTCTTGCCCTCGCTACTAGGCATACCCGCCCAAGATATATCTGATTTAGTTTTACGGACTAAATCACTGAATGATATCATCACCCCTGCCGAATACTATTTAGACGTATTTTTCTGGTTTTCCTAAAAGTGGTTTTCTCATTCTCCCACTGCGTTTATATACCGAGCTAGGATGGACGCGGTCAGTTAACTATATCATCAGATTGCCGTCTGACTAGAGTTTGTACTTCACTCTTCCAATTACTTAACTTTCTAATTGGTAAAACGTTATCGGGACTTGAAGCGCGACTTCCGCATGCCGATAAATACCTAAGATTGGATTCGAACCAATGATAATCTGATTATGATTCGGATGCCTTAACCTCTTGGCTACATAGGTAAGAAATCTTTTTCTTTTGATATAATAATTATATCATAAAATTTTTAAAAAATCAATAAAATATAAATTGACTTGTTTCTAAAAGTAAATCTTCTAAGTATAATATATATAAAGATAATTTTTTTCATAACAGAAAACTATCAAAAAACTGAGAAAGAGGAAAGAATGTCTTGTTTTATTATTTTAAAAAAGGTACAAGACTTATAAAACCTACAAAATTATAATTTTCTACATATCCGCAGATGAAGGATTGATTTACCTTCGTTTACTACCTCATAAGATAGTCGTGCTAATAAATCATTTTACACTAATCTGCACTATGGACCAAAATACTAATAATCTTAATTTTGTGTAATACCAGTTTTTACACTTGCGGCATTTGAGGCAATCCGCATTTTCGACGTCACTGGATTTTGCCACCAATTCTCTTTTAAGGATAACAGAATTGCAAATGAAACCCTGCTTACCTAGCTTTCTTAGGGACAGTTCATCTTGAACCATCTAGTCAAGATCATAAGAACGATTCATCTAGCTGCGTCATTCTCTTTTTGTTAAATGACTCTTGTAATAATTCATTTAATTACTTAGAGTGATTGCTACGCTCCAGAGTTGAACTGGATTTCCCGAGCTTATGAGGCTCAGTAAGATATCCGACCTTCCGCCAGCTTTTATAAAATTATATAAAATGAACCAATTTTTTTAGGATGTGAGAAAGCCACTCCTCTACCCAGCATAATATATGTAAGATTTACTTTGCTTTTTATATACCGTTTCCACAAGCTACATATCTCTTAATTAGAGCCAGTAGTAGTTTAATCTTACAAAATCCATGTAACGGTTTCTCGCTAATTAAAAGCGAAATCACCCGACGGGAGCACGATTCCCGATTTCAGCCTTGAAAGGGCTGGATCCTAGTCCGATTTAGACGACCGGGTGTCAATTGGTATATTATTTTTTAAGGCGTACCGACCTTAAAAGAGAGGTTAAACAAAAACTATCTGTCTGAAACGCTTCTGTGAGAATCGAACTCACATCTCCTGCGCAGCCGCTTTGCCAATTAAGCTAAGAAGCATTTTAGAGACGCCTCGAAGAAGGCTGCTAAGAATCTAGCTTCGATATTTGGTTCTCTAAAATAAGCAGTTTCTAATCATACTTAGGATTTCGCGTGAACGGATGTTACTTTTTAACGAGTTCTACAACTACCAACTACTCCTCGGTTCTAGTTGCTATTTTTAAGAGTCAGCATACTATTTAATAAAAATATCTCTTAACTGGCTAGACAGGACTTGAACCTGCAACAACGCGGTTAATCAAAAATTAAGATTTGAACTTAAACCAATGCCCATTGTTCATCAGTAAAACTATTTATATCCTTTTTTCTACTTGGTAAATTTTCAGTCTTACACCATTTAGTAATTGCTTTATCACTAACTCCATACTGCTCCCCTATTTTTGTAAAAGGAACTGTCCTAATAAGCTGTTTTAAAGTATCTCTATCTGGTCTTTCAACTATTCGAGATTGTTTTTTAGAACAATCTTCACATAAACCACTTTTAGAATATCTTGTAATTTTTTTACCACAATTTGAACAAAAATATATTTTTTTATCTGATTGTTGTCCTTTGCTTTCTCTTAATTGATTAGCAATATTTTCATCATAAACTTTATATTTATATAATTCTTCTTTAGAAAAAAGTTTATCGTGAATTTCTCTATGACAATTCGCACAAACTAAAATACATTTTTTTACTTCTGCTAAATCTTTTTCCAAATCATGGCAAGTTCCATTAGAAGAAATACCATATAATTTTTCTTCAGCATTGATATGATGAAATTCTAAAGCTGAATTAGTCTTATGATAACCACATATATTACACTGATTACCACATACTTTAATCAAATTATCTTTTCTTCTTCTTCTATAATTACTTGTTTCTGTTGCACCCATATTTTCACTCCTTTATTTTTCATATATAATATGAAAAATAAACCAATATGGTTAATTACTGTTGTCCAATGTTCATTTATGCTACTTAACACCATTTTCGCACAGCCGCGTGCTACTACCAACTGAGCTACATCCCAAAATTTTTATTTCTTAACTTTTATATAAATATTATAACAAAAATTTTTTAAAAAATCAATATAACCATCGGGGTTGCAGAAGCGTTTATTAAACTGTGTACCACGCACAGTATGATTTTTGTCCCCGTGCTAAATAGCAACTATTCTCTTTAGATTATATTGATAGATAAGAATTTTTTCCTTATACAGCACTCCTTGCATTTTATTGCGTGGTCTGTTGCTTTAATGATAATTTCGGTCTTAAACTCAAAACTACCACCAAAACTCAGGGTTTCTGGTTTGAAAAATATTTATAAAAACAAATACTATAAACCCTTTTTCTTTGTTTTTTCTTATCATATAAATATTATAACAAAAATTTTTGTAAAAAGCAAATGTTTTTTATTTACTTAAACACCGTATCTATACCCGTAATGCAAAAGTAAATCTTCAATATTTTTTCTTCCAACTGGATTTAAACTATGACATTCAAATCCATAAATAGGAAGTTCATTCTCCACAATATATTTAGCAACATCATAACCTGTTTGTTTACATCCTAAATCGTGGTCAAGAGCAACATAAACTTGTGAATCGCGGCAATACTGCTCTAAGGCGGAAATAGCCTGCCTATAAGTTCTACATATCACGATTTCGCCCATCCACTTCATATAGGTAGGTACATCTCTTTCATCATCTACCCAAATTAAAGTTTTTATTTTGCTCATAATTATCACTTCCTTATCTTTATTATGTATATATTATAATATATTTTTAATAAAAAATCAATAAGAAAGTATAACAGGGGCTCTGGGACTCGAACCCAGACCGCTGGTTTTGGAGACCAGAACGCTGCCAATTACGCCAAACCCCTAAAATTCTACATTCCGTTTAACTCGGATAAGAATGTAGATATAAAACCGAGTATCACTTGAACTGATGGTCTTGAATGATATATTTAGCATTTTTTACATATCTACTAAAATATAAACAACCACTCAAATCAACAGTTCCACCATTATAATAAACTGTTTTATTCCCTTGCAAAGCATATTTCGCAGAAGTGATAATTTCTTCAGGCATTTCTCCATTATCATAACGATTTAAAGCCTTATTAAAAGAACCATTATTCACTGGAGAAAACTGATATGGTTCGTTAATTACATCATAAATAGTATCTTTATATACTTCAGATTCTACTCTGTTCATAACGACAATTCCAACTGCTTGCTGTCCAGCTTCACATTGATTACCAGCTTCCGCCCATATGATAGCAGACAAATACCTCAAGTCTGATTCTGAAATTTGGCTATCTTCTAACTGCTGTTCAATACTATCCGCAATATTTTCTGGTTCATCAATAGAAATAAATTCATTAGAAATATAATATTCTTCTCCATTTATTTCTATAATATCCCAATCAGGTTCTATATTAACCCCAACTCTATGCAACTTAGTACCGACCGCCGCGGTTATCAATATATCACTATTTACATCTGCACTAGTGCGTATGTTTACACGCTTTAAAGTATAAACATAATCTGACACCTCTTTAAATTGGTTTTCATTTTCTATGATTTCTTCCTCTTGTGCTTTAACCAATTCTGTCACATTTTTTTCAATTACAAGCGGAGCTTCGGTTGTAATATCTTCCACTTCAACTTCTGTAACAGTCGCAATTTCAGTTGTATCTATTTGCTTTTGGCTATTGGTTAATATAACACAAGGAGTTGCGACAAAAAATCCTATAAGAATACCTGCCGCAATAATTCTTTTTAACTGCATTTCTTTTCTTACCTTTCTTCTAGTTATTTGCGAAAAAACTCAAAAAACTATCAGAACAAGTATAGAAAATAATATAAAAAATTATTTTCTTAAAAAAGATTTCCAATAATTTAACCATTCATCATAGGAATATCTTTCTCTTATCCAAGTTTTCTCATACCAATCTTGAATAGCTTGTTCCATGCTCCATCTGTATGCCCATTCATGCGATTTCACTGAAAATCGCCTATATGAGCCTCCTTTTGGAATTTCCGCAAGCTTATCATGTCTGAGTCGCCGGTTCAGATAACGATAATCTTCTGTTTCTTGTCTTACTATTGAGAACTTTTTATAAGACCTTGACATATGCAATACCTCCTAATATAGAGTATTACATATTAAACATCTCCCTTCCATTGATGGCGGCTTTTGCTTTGAGACTTCCAGTTTCTTTCTCTACAACGAGTCCAATCATCCCACCAGCCATCTGGCACATCTTTTACACTACCTCGATTAAATTCCTTATATTCTGGATTTGCATACATAGCTTTTAAATGCTTAATACGACGAGGACGAACAGATGGACCGCCGCGTCTACCACCAGTATAAGGAACAGGAGTTTCTCTAAAAGTGCCTTTATAAGTTTTATTTTTGTGCCAATAAAAATAATTATTTTTGTCCTTATCCGCCACATTACGCAAATATTTACAAAAATAATTCCAAGCATCATTTTTATATGCGGTTGCAGTTATATTTCTGCCATACCCATCAAAAAAATGCTCTGAAAAACGAGGATTTGAATACTTATCATCATACCCTCTTTCATAAAAATGGTCAATTATACCTAAATAACGATAACCATTTGCAAGATATTTAATTAAATCCTGCTCGCTCCCAATACGAGTAATTCTATAAGTCTGATGAATACGACCTACATAATGCTCTACAAAAATATCACTTTTATTTTCAATTTGATACATAAGATTTCTCCTTTCAAAAAAGTTAATCTACCATATATCAAATTTTCTTTGCTCACATACTCTGTGCATATTATCTTCTCCTTATAAAATTTATAATGACGAGAGTAGGACTCGAACCTACATGGCACTAAGCCGCCGGATTTTAAGTCCGTGAGTGCCGCTATGGTTTATATCTAAACCCAGATGGTTCCGGTGCGTCTCTCCAATTCCGCCATCTCGTCAAAAAGAAGGGTGGGGCTCGAACCCACGACAATCAGCTTGCCCAAAAAAGATTGCAGTTACAGGTTATTTCTAATCTAATTTTAATTGGCTGATGCTCTCCCAGCTGAGCTACCTTCTTAGTACGGGCGCAAGGAATCGAACCTCGAATCGCTGGATATAAGCCAGGTGCAACGCACCACATCACCTCGCCCGCGTATAATCCTCATAGTTTCAGCAGCATCCTATATTATGAGGTAGTTTTATAGAGGTTTTTCGCCTCTGGAGGGTCTTTATCCGTATTCGTTCTTGGGGATATTTCCAATCTATACATATCTTCTTAAACAAAAGCCACCCCGCATCTGCACCCTACACTACAACGCTCACCGACAAGTTTAAAGACTCCATTCGGACTGTCTATTGATTATAAAAATATTATATCACAAATTTTATGAAAAATCAAACAATAAAATTAGCCTTTCTTGCCATGTTATTAATCCATAGCACATATTTATGACAACTAGCATAGTCTTTCCACGAAAACAAAAGAACATCATTAGGCTCATAATAAGATTCAATATCTGCGTGAAATTCATCTTTAAGTAAAAGAATATAATCTGTTAATGACATTCCTAACATTCTCGCGGGAACCCACCATTTTCCAGATATACCTGCTAAATCCTGCACATCATTACAACGCCATCTTCCGCAGGCACCTTCCCATTCACTAACCTTATACAAATGAGCCATAATGCTGCCTCCTTATAAGCCCAATTTACTAATTAAATCTGCTACCGCCTGCTTCTCTTCTGCAGAAGGCTCTACTGGTGCACTAACTGGAGATGTTCCAGCAACCTCTTTAAACACAGTTGCAGGAGTTACTGAAGCTGTTGCACCTGGCACTGCTGTATCTCCACCATTTTCTACATTTGTCTTAGCCGCGGTAAGTACACATTTAATCTGAATAACTTCTCCATCTTCAGTCATAGGGATACGAATTTCTTTATCATAACGAAAAGAACCAGGAAATGTCGCTAAAATTCCAGCCATTACCTGTTCTTTTGATGCTGCTCCTCTTGCCATCTTATTCTCCTTTCTTTATCTCATATCGCTTGTCATTTCTACTACATCTGCCGCAGCTAACCTTAACATATCATAAAACTCTAAAACGCCCATACCATTCTTCTGTGCCATCATTTCCATAATAATACACAAAGTTGGTAAAGATAACTCTCCAAAAGAATCTAATGTTTCAGTTATTGCCTTTGCAGTAGCAGTACATACTAATGTAGCTTCATTCATATCTATTCACCTTTCCTTTTCATTTTCTATAAATATTATATCAAAATTTTAATAAAAAATCAATGAATGTCATTTACCTTGTAAAAATTTAAAATAGCGGGTTGTAATTCATTCCATAATATAATCATTTCTTCTTTATGTTGCATCATATAATTTAATCCCCATTCTGTTGCTATTATTTCATCAGGTAAATTAAAATATTTAAAATTATTTTCTTTTGTATTTTGACTATTAGTTGCATTAATTTCATCTTTTACTCTTCTGCAATAGTCATATGTATCATCATCAATTTCGTCTAAAGTTTCATGATGCCCCAGCTCATGCATCAACGACAGTAGAAAAGTGTCACATTTTAAATCAGGCATCAATGCATGAGCAAACTCTTGAAACCATATATCACTATTAGTAGAAACTACAAGAGCATAATTGATTAAATTATGAGCATCCCAATAACAAAAATCTTCTCCTATATCAGCAGTGCAATCAAAAGGCTCAAGAAATCTGTTTAATATATCATTAATTTCATTTATACCTTGTAATTTCATACTTTACACCTCTTTCTTTTTACTATATAAATATTATAATATATAATAAAAAGAAAATCAATTTTTTTCAAAGTCTGTGAACATAAGACCATCTTTCTCAAGTTGCGCGGATAGCTGCTCTGTAGCTTCACATATTCGGCATCCTCTCCCCTTTAAGCAACGCTTCCCGCATCCTATACGGCGTTCCGAAAAACTTGGTAAAAGAAAACGACTATCAAGTTCTCCATCAAAACTTAAAATTACTTCATTTAATTTACCAAACCATTTCTTATCTATTGCATATATTTTATAATATGTAGCAATAGTTTCTGGTTTACCAAAAAACTCATATACATCTACATATTTTTCGTACCAAACAGTATCTTCAGGTCTTATAAAAAATTTCTTTAATGCGGGAGTATCGCTCCAATGGGATTGAGCTACATTCGGAAAACATCTAACTTCAATATTAAATGAATGAAGTATTTCCGCAACTTTATCTAATTCAAAACCTAAATCTTCTGTAATATAAATACTGGAAGGCTTAAGATTGATATATCCCCATAAAGTATCCCAATCACTAACAAAGCAATTAAAAAAATATTTATGCTGAATTTCGCTATTAATAATCATAGCATATAGTTCTTTAACATCTTCCGCATATGAATTTAATTTAAAACAAAAATTTAATTCTGGATGCTCTGTTGCGATAGCATCAAATATTTTAATACAATTATGAGCAATAAAGTCTTTTTCATCTTTAATGTAAATGTTAATTCTCTTCTCTTGATGTTGTATTAAAAAATCAATCAATGAAGTATCTTTTCTATTATAAATAATAGTAATTTCATCTACATCATTAAGATATTTAAAACCTTTCTGATAATCAACACAATATTTCATCTATATCTCCTTATAAAATAAAATAAGGTAGAGGTAACTACCTCTACCTTATCAGGTTTTATATTACTCAGCCTCTACTTCCTCAACATCGCCAGAGCCTAACTTGTACGCAGTTACCTTTCTGCCGTCTTCAGTCTTAACCATATCCTTCGTTGCAGCGCCGCTCTTAACCAACTGAGTTAATCTAGCAGTTACCTTAGCCTTAGTAATGTCCTCGCCCTCAATCTGAGCCGTAATAGTGTCAATAGTCTGGAGCTCATCTGTCAGTACAGCCTGTACAGCCGCTCTTAACTCATCACCCTCAGCTTTCTTAGAAGCCGCTCTTGCTGCAGCTTTTGCTGCCTTTGCATCCAGCAACTCAACCTCATGGTCAATAAATGCTGTAATCTCGTCCTTCTGGTCACTCTCAGAAGCCTCTACGATTGCCTTAATCTGTGCATACCAATCTTTCTTTGTTACCTTTACATCTGCCATTGTTCAGTTCTCCTTTTTCCTTTTTCCTCTTAAAATTTTTTGTGTGTATTTGTTTATCTATCTTATATAAATATTATATCAAAAATTTTTTTCTTTTTCAAGGGCTGGCATTTTGCCGCGAGTAAGTTATCTCCGTGCCCTAGATGAATTATACATCGCTTCGACTTTAGTTACTAATGTTTTTGCGTCAAAATCAGTAAAATCTGCATCTGTTAAGTTATGTTTATCAAAAATTACTGATTTTACATCATTAGGATTATAGCCTGCGGCAATTGCTGCTTCAAAGTCCGGAAGAACGCGATATAAATTCTCCTGACTCTGCATAATCATAGCCTGCATACCATTTACTTTACCATTACACGCTTTAGTACCATGACAAAAGGCATTATGCATTGTCGTAGGCTGAATTGCACTTAAACTAAACATATATTATCACTTCTTTCTTTTCTTTATGTATATATTATAATAAAATTTTTTTAAAAAATAAAAACAGTAAAATGGTTCCCGCTTTTATTTTTTAAAATCTATCCTCCTTTCTGCGGATTCTATCCATTTTTTGTCTACGATTGTCAGTTCTAGCAGGCTTTCCGCCAGGTAACTTTTTATATCCATTGCCAATGGTATCCACCTGCACTTTGTCTTTTTCCGTTACAGACTCTTCCTATTGAAGAAGAATCTATACCAGTACACCTTTCAGCCTCTTTTGCAGAATCATATTCAATATTAGTTTCTATACATAAAACCTTAGATTTAGCTCTTTTCTGTTTTTTTATAACGATTTCTTCTTTTCCTGTATAATCTTCAATATATTTCCATAATAAAGCATTACCATTTTTATCTTTACCTGCTGTCTTTATTTTCCCAGAACAGCAATCTCCTATGTGTTCTGCACCAGTTGCTTTTTTTGCAGAAGTTTCACTATCATAAATAACACCAGTATTTAAACAAACAACTGACCTGCCTAATGTTTTAATATTTGATAATCTTATTTTTTCTTTATGTTCTTCTGTTAAATGTTGATTATTTCCACCTTCTCTTATATTATAACCATTTTGTATAGAATTATATTTTTCAATCCAATACCGTTCTCTTTCATTTAATTCATCATCATTAAGTCCACATTCTAAGATTTTATGTTCAAAATTATCCCACCCATATTTTTGAATAGCTCTATAAAAACAAGTGCATGTAGAATATAAGCTCCCTCCGCCCCATCTATGTTGTAATGTTTGAATTGTTTGTCCAACATATGCTTTTCCATTGATTTTATTAATGTGGACATAAATAATACCTTTACGATTTCTATTCATATATATATAATATCTCCTTTTTATTGATATTATATATGAAATTAATGTCAAACCTGTTAAACAAGTTTGACATTAATAATCAAATTTTTCTTTTCTTTTTATTCGTTCCATTCTTTGTTTTCTTGTATCTTCTCTTGCAGGTCTACCATGTCGCAAAGGAGAGTAAGTTTTGCAAATTTGGCATTGCTTTCTGAAAGTACCATCCTTGCCCAAATCGCATACACCTTCAGCTTTATAGTGGATACAAGCGACCTCCCGCGTTTTACTCATATCTTTATTCCTCCCTATTCCAAAAATAAGATGCCATATAAACAACAGTTCTAGCAGTTTTTGTTACATCTTTTTTATCTTTTTCTTCAAAAACAAAAGAATAATCATTAACTTTAGTTACTAATCCATCTTTCCAATGTTTTCTCTGAAAATCTTTGGCTACTTCTTCCATATTCATAATTATTATCTCCCTTACTCTGAGTCGAAAAATTCGCTTTCGCAATCATAATCAGAAAAAGCATAATCTTCTATATCTTCTTCAAGCTCTTCTTCCATTACTAATCTCCTAAAGTAATTCTTAAACATACCTGTCCATCATCATCATTAGTGAATGGACAAATTGCTTCATCACCATCATTATCTTTAGCATCAATTAAATGATATTTCATTAAAGACCAAGGAGTATCCATAGCCAAACCTTCAAAGACTATTTCCCACTCCTCCCCGTTCAATGAAATATTTTGAAAAATTCTAATAGTAGTACAGCCGTCTATAAACTTAATCAATTTTCCTAACTTCATATTAACTACCTCTCTTTCTTTTATATAAATATTTTATCAAAAATTTTAATGAATATCAATGAAGATTATCAGCCTAGAATTAAGCATCCCAGAAGTCAGAATAATCAAGGATAATAGGCTTTTCGCCAATATAACCTAAATTGCTATCATGCAAATCACCTATTTCATATTTTTTAATAAAAGACATAATTTTATCAAACTTTTTTTCACCATAATATTCAAGAGCATCTGTCTGCCAGCTTAATAATTCATCTTCAAAAATATTAAAGTGTTTCTGTTCACAGTGTTTGATTGTCTTTTGTCTTTCATCATCACTAGCTGAATCGTACTTATCTGAATATCCATAAACTTCTGCTCTCTGCTGAATATAAATAGGATGTTTGTTAATTGCCCCAATAATTCTTTCTTTTGCGAAAATCTGATTAACATTTTCATTTTTTGCAATTCGCCATAATAAAGTTTCAGTTAAACAATAATCCCAAAAATATTCATCTGTATTATTTGCGGAAGTGAATTTACTATGGATATATTCCTCATTTTCATAATCCCAATATCTTTGTCCAGTATATGGAATTTTAATAACATAATCTGCATTATCAGGAATAATAACTAATTTAGAAGCGCCCTCCCGCCACTCATATATAAAATCTTCTGGTAAATGAAGAAAAATCTTCTCTTCTGCATCTTCTGAGCTTAATTCTCCATCAAAAATGCAATTAGAGAATAAATCTATAATTCTTCTCTTTTCCATCTTTACCTCCACCTATTGTCTTTTTTTTATTTATTGCAAAAATTTCCTTTATAATTTTTTCATATAAATATTATATCATAATTTTTATTAAAAATAAAAAAAGATGCTATAAATAGCATCTTTTAAATCATTTGCCTATTAAAATATTATATATTTTGCGATATTTTATAAAATCTTCTACATTTCCATTATTATCTGGGTGAGAAACTTTCATAGCTAGTTTAACCGCATCTAAAGTACCTTCAGGAACTACAGGTTTGATTGTTATATTACTGTATTGAGCAAACTGGAGAGATTTTCTTAATCTATCATTTTCATACTCTTGATTATTCTTCTCTCTTATTAAACGAAAAATCATTTTATGACATACCTCATTTCTATACTGCATTTCACAATATAAGCCAAGATTTAGTATTACACTTAATAAAAGCAAAACCCCAATTATAATAGTCATATTTATTCTCCTATTGGTTTAATAATGCAGCGTGAAAGCTGTGTAGTTTTAACGCCACGAAACTCTTCATGTTTCTTAACCGTAGCGGTTAAATCAACTGCCTGACCGCGTTCTAAATCAACATCACACTGCGTGAACCACACTAAAACATCGTCTCCAACTTCAAAAGTATGAATATTAGTCCATCCGTACTTACCACTGAAACCGCGTGTTGATTTATAAATAGCAGTAAGATTGCGGAGACGCTCGCCTGGAGTTCCTACATATTCAGATAAGGAAGGACCTTCCGCCTCTCTAAACTGTCTATCTATTATTTCTTTTGCTTTTTCATAATAACAAATTGTTTCATTTTCTTCATCCCACTGTGCTATTGTATCAAAAGAAATAGAAAACATTCCATATCCGACAGGAATATCAATAGGATTTGCAGAGTGCCATTTTAAAAGTGGAGAAAACTTACATCCCCACTCTTTTAATTTATCTTTGATGGCGTAAGTATCATCACCAAAAACACACCAAGTTAAACCATTTTCATTAAAACCATTCTTAGTCAACCATTCTGCTTTTGTCATTTTCATTCCTCCTTACCACCACATAGCATCATGCTGAGCAGCCTCAATTTCTCCAATATGATAATTATTCATTGCAAGATACTCTTCATAATTTTCATAATCAGCTTCATTAAGTCCATCAATTCTTGATACCATTTCATCTACTGAAACATTAGGAAAATAGAAATCGTGGAGATGCTCGAGTTCTGACCACATTGTGCCAGCTTTGTAGTAGCCATAGTTCATCACTGCCGCAGCTAACATTGTTGCATCTACAATTTCAGAATGATTATACCAATCAATAGCCTGAGCCTCAATAATAGTGTTATTTTCTGTAATTCCTTCTGCCTCATAATAGCTTGATACCATTTTTACTGTTTCTGCAATTAACTGATGATTTATCATTATTCATCAACCTCTCTTTCTCTTTTCACTTTCTATATATATTATAACAAAAAATTTTTAAAAAATAAAGGGCGGGATTTAATCCGCCCTTAAGCTACCTCTTCCGCGTTAGCAGATATGAACCAAAATTTAATATTGCACAAAGTATCCAACAGATACAACAAAAGATACTACTGAATAATGGCTTATCTGCAATATAATTAACATATATTTGTATGCCATAACAAATAGCACAAATTATATCTAAGATTACTAAAAATAGATACATATGTTTATGCCCTCCTTATACAAGATAATGAATGTCTTTACTATGCTGACGATGGAAGATAAGTTGAACAGGCTTAACATCTTTATATTTATTATATAAAGCAACATAAGTATCATCTTCCGCGTTCTTTAAGTAATTTTCAAGTTCAAACTTTAAGTTCTCTGCTTTAATTACGCAACGCCCAGTATTATAGTCATATACATTATCCGCAGGCGTAAAATGAACATATGCTAAATCGTTAATACGCTCAGCATCTTCAAATTCAACCCACATTTCATCTTCACTAAAAATGTCAAGAGCATAGTTACGAATTTTAAGTGACTCTCCATTATCAAGTTGAAGGATAAGAGTAAATCTATCTCTTTCAATATTGACGATATTGAGGTCTTTAATTACTTCAGCGAAGCTATCCCCGCTATTTAATTCAAAAGCAATGGCTCTTAGGCAATCATAATTAAGATTAACTTTTCTTGAGAAAGTGATTACTTCATTAATCTCTTTCCAATATTTTTTATCAAGAGCATCTTGTAAATATTCTGTAATCGCTGCAGCATCTGGATACTGAAATCTAAAATGATAGTGGAAACGACCAGGTCTATTGATAAGGAAATCGTTTAATCCATCAAGTTTATTGCAAGTTACTACAAAGAGTTTCTTACCTTGAGCGATTCCATCAAATAAAGTAAGCATTTCTGCCTGCGGGTCCATCTTGTCTGTGCTTTTGAATACCTTATCAAATTCATCAAACAATACCATTACCTCTTGTTCAATGCTGTTGAGATATTCTGCAATGCCAGGAATATACATATTGACTATGATTAGCGGGATTCCATGCTCCATAGCGGTTTGAGCCAGCATTTTAGAGAATAGGGATTTGCCTATACCCTTATCACCGCTTAAAATGACACCGAGATTACGATTAAATTTTTGGAATGAATTAAATACTTTATTAACCTTATCTGTATGCACTCCATAAATCTTTTCGTTAATTTCAATGTCTGAATATAAAGTTAAATAAAAACCTGTCTGGTCACTAAAATTAACTAAATAAGCCTGTGGCGGCAGGTTGTCATAAGTTCTTAAACTGTTATCATAAATACGAAATGAGTTGCCAGTTTGTATTGCTTTCATCAAAATAAACCTCTTTTCTATAATTTATATAATAATTATATCTTAATTTTTTATAAAAATCAATTCATATTTTATTTAATAGCAACATTATTGACTTTTGTCCAAAATTTTGTTATAATATAATTATATAAAAGAGAATGGCGGTTTGGAGGTTATTAGTAACTTTAAACCAGGTAAAAGTGTTTAGAAAGCGAGGTTCCCGCGTGATTAAAAAGATTTTAAGTATTATTATGTTATGTTTATGTTTATGCTTTTGTTTAACAGGATGTAGAAAATTAGTGAATATAGAGTATTCAGATGTAGAAGTTATAGTTGTAGATTCTTATTATTCTCCTATGTGGTTACAACCTATTATAGTAGGAAAAACAACTTCTTTTATTACTCATCCTGCCATTTATAGAATTACAGTTGAGTATAATGATTTAGAATTTAATATTAGTGGAAGTGATACTTATAATAAATATAAAAATAAAATTGGAGAAACTACTATTGGAGTTTTAGAGATTTATACATATGATGATGATACAGTAAAATATGATATTTTAGAATTAGAGTGAAAAGTGCGGCAGGTCTTGATAAAAGAGCGTTAAAGCAAGACTTCCGCATAATATATATAGTTAGGAAGAGAAAAAATCAACAGTTTGTTGAAAACTTAAAACTTATTTAAAAATACGATTTTAACGAAGTCGGTTTTTAACTATTTTGCTAAAAACGGTAAGTAAAATGTTAAAAAAGTGTGTTAAAATTTTTCTAATGATTAGTTTATATAAGCAAAATGTTAAAAAATCGTGTTAAAAATTTTCTGATAAATGTTAAAAAATTTCTAATAAATGATTTTAATAGATAGGACAAAAAATGTTAATCTTTAACATTTAGATTTTATATTAGGTATAGAATGAAAGGAGTAAATGAATAATGTTAAAGGTGCAACCAAATTCTCGTCAAATTCCAAGTAATGAGATTTATACTGCGGATAAAAAATATAATGATTTATTATATGGAACTTTGCAAGAAATGTCATATGTTGGAAATGAAGGGATTCGATATGTAAATAAATCGGATATTAGTTATGTTAAATTAGCAGAAAAATTAAATTTAACTAGACAAACTGTATCTTCTCGTTTTAAACATTTATTAGAAATAGGGTTAATAAATTATGAAGAAGAAAATAAAAGGTATCAATTATGTTCAGTTGATAAAACTTTATGTTCTTTAGTTCCTTTTGAAACATTAAGAAAATTAAATAATACATTAAATCAGAATACTATTAGTATTTATGTATATTTATTAAAGCGTTTTATCGCAAATGGAGAACAACCTTATCAAGTTTTAATGGCGCAAATGAAGAAGTTTATTGGAATAGCAACTACTACTACAAGTAATAATGCGGTTATTACAGATATTTTATGTGTTTTACAATTATTAAAGTTGATTGACATGGAATATGTTAAAGGAGAAGATAATAAAACTAATATTGTTATTAAAGTAGTTAGGAATGTTATTCCTAATTGAGTGTTAAAAAATTTCTAATATATGTTAAAATTTTTCTGATGGGTGCTGTAATAAAATGTTAAAAATTTTCTGATAAATGTTAAAAAATTTCTGGAAGTTGTTAAAATTTTAGATACCATATAAATAGAGTAGAATAGAAAGTGCTAAATAGACAAAGGTCGTTATGAAACAAACTCTCCATCTCGCTTCGCTCGATGTTCGGTTTGTTTCATAACTCTATCAGAATTTTGTAATTACTGTTTTCAAATAATGATTTTAAAATATGCGGTTGCCGCGTTAAAAGGAGACTTTAGAAAAATGATTTTGAATTTTAAAGGTGAAACTACTTTAGAAAGTTTATTAGTAGATAAAGGTATTACTAATGTAGTAAGATGTGGACAATGTTCTAATCTTGTTGCTTTTGATGATAATGATATTAGTTATGTTGCAGTGAATGAAAGTGCGGAAAAAGGTTTTGTTAAATGCCCTTGGTGTGGGCATAGTATGTATGTTGCGGAAGTGAGAAATACTGCATTTGGGAGATTAATGAGTAGAAAGTATTTTACTACTATTGAAGGTGAAGAGTTTGAGGAGAAGTTAGCTTGCTTCCAGCAAGCTAACAATGGGCGGATGGTTTAAAATAAGATAGTTATAGAGTTTAAAAGAAAGAAGTGTATAAGATTATTTATTAAGAGTGAAATTAGTGGTTTATATAAATTTGTGAAAGAATTTTATGCAAGTTTGTGAAAAAGTGTTAATAGACCTGCGACCGGTACCCAGCTCTATACCGTCTTCGTCATTCGTTTTCATTATTCTTTTATCAAGGTGCACTTCTCCCTAAACCGCGTAAAGAAAGAGAGCCTTATCTCAGGCTCTCTAAAAATCTCTTCAGTACTTCATCTGGGTCTGCTTTCTTTTCAGCAGGTTTTACTTTCTCTTCTTTTGGCTCGTCCTCAGAAGCATTTACCATATCGTGTAACATTCTTACAAATGCCATCTTCATACGGAACTCTTCCTCTGCGCCTTTAATTGCTTCAATCAGTTCATCAATGTCCTCATCAGTGATGTTCATATCCTCAGGAATGACGCCAACCGCAGTCAAATAATCAAGGATAACGCAAACTGCCTCTTCTCTAAGTTCGTCAAGAGTAACTTCATCCTCTTTCTCTTGTGCTTTCTTTTCCGCGGCGACCTCGTTCTGTGCTGCCTTTAACTGAGCCTCAAACTGCTCACGAAGTGTCTCTGCGGAAGCTCCCTGTCTAAGTGCATCACTCAAAGTACTCATATTCTGTTTAATCATATAACAAAATCTCCTTGCATTGTGTATTTATTTTTCTTTCCTTACTTTATATAAATATTATACCATAAAATTTTTGAAATTTCAAGAACCTCTCTTAACTCCGTTGCAAGAGTTGAGCAATACTCTAATTAGGCAAATTTATTGCGAAAGGCGTTTTATGAGTATTTGTTGGTAAGAGTAACAAGAGTAGATGAATTTATTGAAATTTTGGAATGAGGTTAAAATTTAGCATTTTTTTAATATTATAACATATTTTTTATAATAAGTCAAATGCGGCGG